CGGGCGGCAGCACACCTGCCACGAGACGGAAGACGTGCTCGACAAGATGTATTGGCGGACCGAGCGCGGCGTCGCTGATAGCGCGCGCGACACGCCGCCCGAGCGCTGCGGTATGTGCAAGTTCGATGAGTGGCTCTGGCAACAGTGCTGGGCCTGGATCAACACGCACGACTGGGACGACGAGAAAAAGTCGTGGGTTGAGACCAAGAAGGGCAAGGGCGAAGGCATCGACCCGTGCGCCACGATCTTCCACTTCGTCTCGGAAGCGAACGACGAAGAGAACGTGCGCATCCACGCGGGCGGCTACTGCGGCTTGTTCAACCGTGATGACTTGCCGGACGATCTCAAAAAGGCGATGGCGACGAACAAGATCCGCCAGACCGAGACGTGGAAAGAAAACTGCAAGTCGAAGGCGAAGAGCGTGCTTTGCGTCGTCGACAACGACAAGCCCGGCGACGGCGTCGTCGTTGCGGAAGAGGCGAAGGAGCTCGGCGAGAAGGTCAAGAAGGAGATCATTCGCGTCCTCAAGTCGCAAGAGATCGACATCCAGCGAAAGCCGTACGCGATCCGCTGGGAATACGATCGCTCGAAGAAGATGGGCGAGCAGTATTCGGCGACGGGCATGATGCTGATCCAGCCGACGCCCCGGATCTTGAAGATGATCCGATCGGCGGAAGAGCCCGATCTCTCGAGCATCACCGAGCCGTTCGATCAGCAAACGATGCGCGCTTGGCACGAGCAGCACTGCAAGCTCGAAAAGGGGAGCGTTCCGTGGGGCGAGTTCTTCCCGACGAAGGAGCAAGAGAAAGAGTGGCGCGAGCAGGACAAGCGCGACGAAGAGGAAGCCGCCGAAGAAGAGAAAGAAGACGCGGCGACGGGCGACCACGACGAAGAGGACGGGCGCCACGATGACGATGACAGTGGCGGTGGAGAAGATGACGGCGACGGCGACATGGTCGCGTGTGACAACTGCGGCAAGCCGATGAACATCGAAGCGAGCGAGTGCCCGCACTGTCAACACAAGTACGATGTCGAGACCGAAGAGAAGCCGGCGCCCGAGCCCGAGAAGCCGAAACTGAAGACGCGCGCCGAAGCGGCAGCCGAGAAGAAAGCGGCAGCCGACAAGAAGGGCAAAGACAAGGACAAGTCCGGGGATCAGGACTCCGGCGTTCCGTTCTGAGGTAACCGATGGCACGGAGGCGCCTTGTTTCCAAGCGCGCTGCCGAGGCCGCGAGGTTCGATGATCTCGACGCGGTGGCGAAAGCTTTCTCCGGCTTTCGCCCCGCGCACGAGGTCCTTACACGCGTCCGGGCAGTGCCCACGATCTTTCCGCAGTTCGACCACGGCACGCGCGTCGGCGGCTTTCCGATCGAGCGCATCACGCTCGTTCACGGTCCGTCGGGCGAGGGCAAAACGAAGTTCACACTCGGGCTCATGCGTTCGTTTCTCGCACGCGGGCATCTCGCCTTCATGGTCGATGCCGAACGCACGACGCCTTGGCCTTGGATCGAGCTCTCGCTCGGTGAGTACGCGAAGAGCCCGCTCTTCTTCGCGCGGCGTCCCGACACCTACGAGGGCGTCGTCGCCGAAGTGCGTGACTTCTGCACGACGCTTCGCAAGCAGCGCGAGAGCGGCAAGGTGAGCCCCGATCTCAGTTGCCTCTTCGTCATCGATTCAATCCGCAAGCTCGTCCCGAAAGACCAATGGGACAAGATCATGCAGCTCGGAAAAGAAAAGGGCGACGGCAAGGTGCGCGATCGCAGCGCGCAACAGAAGGCGATGATGAACGCCGCGTGGTGTGACGAGCTCGTGCCGCTGCTTGAGCAGTCAAACGCGGGCATGGTGATCATCGCGCGCGAGACCGAAGATCCTGACGCTGACATGCGCTCGCGCATGTACGGAACCAACTTCAAGGTCGGTGGCGGAAAGGCGCTCTACTACGATGCGTCGCTCGACTGCCGGATCGAGCGGCAGCGTTACGTGACGAAGGATGCCGGCGAGGGCAACAAGCCCATCGTCTACGGCGAGCGTCACCGCATCACGATCACGAAGTCGAAGGTTGCGGCGAAGGAGAATAAAACCACGATCTGTTTCTTCCATTCGTCGAACGGGCTTCTCGTCCCCGAGGGCTTCGATCTCGCGCGCGACGTGCTCGAGATGGCGCGCACGTTCGGGATCGTGAAGGGCGATTCGTGGATGAAGTGGCGCAACAACAAGTGGCAGGGCGAGCACGCGGCGGTCCGCAAGCTGACGGCGGCGCCTGAGCTCCTCGCCGAGCTCGAGGCGGAAGTGCGCGCGCGCTTCGCTTCGGTCAATCCGCTCGAAGTCAGCGCCGACGGCGAGGTGCTCAGTTGAAAGCCGTCGTCGCGAGTGACTTTCACGCCGACTGGACAAGCCTCGGGATCGCGCGCTTCGATGAAGTGCGGAGCGCGGCGCTGCAGGCGGTCAATTACGCCATCGCGATCAAAGCTGAGCTCTTTCTCTTTCCCGGCGATCTCGCCGACCCGGACACGGGCGGCGGGACGTTTCGCGCGGTTGCGCTCGCGATCGAGCTCGCGTTTCTCTTGAACCGCGCCGGCATCCCGTCGGTATGGATCAACGGTAACCACGACGTCTGCGAAGACGGCACGGGAGCGTCGGTACTGACGCCGCTCGCGGCGCTTACGCGGCACATCAACGGCATCTACGTCGCCGAAAAGCCGGAAGTGTTCTGGCCGGTCAAAGACTGGCTCGGCGTGCTCTGCTTGCCGTTCATGCCGGCGAGCCATGGCGTCGACATGGCGGAAGCGACGCGCGAGCTCTGGAAGACCATTCCGCCGAGCGCTCGCGTGCTCGTGCTCTCGCATCTATCGATCCCGGGCATCGTGCCCGGCACCGAGACGACCGAGCTTCCGCGCGGGCGCGAAGTGCTCTACCCCGTCGCCGAGACGACGAAGGCGACTTACCGCGTCTCCGGTCATTATCATAAGCGACAGGCGTTTGATCCCGGCGACGGAGGACCGCCCATCTATGTAGCCGGTGCAGTCGCGCGCCTTGGGTTCGGAGAGCAGGAGCACGATCCGAGCTTCATGGTCCTCGACATACCCGAGATGTGATATTATCACTGCGTGAAAAAGACGTGCGGTAAGTGCGGCGCGAAGAAGGAGGTGGGAGACTTCCACCGCGATCGGAGTCGCAAGGGCGGGCGGCACCCCTATTGCAAAACGTGCCAGACGACGAAGGCGTCTCAGTGGTGCCGGACGAATCGAGATCGGGCGAATGCGAACGTCCGAAGATATCGCGCGAGCGACCCGGAACGGAGACGCGCTCAGAGGCAGGCGTACGATCAGAAGTACCCGGAGAAGCGCCGCGCGCATGCGTCGGCTTACCGTGCTCTGCGAGCTGGAATCATCCGTCGTCCGAAAACGTGCTTGAGCTGCAAGAGGAAGCCGGCGCGGGGCAAGCTTCATATGCATCACCCGGACTATGCTCAGCCGTTGTCAATTGAGTGGCTTTGCCCGATGTGTCATTCGCATACGCCATAAAAGAGGCATGCGCCGTCGACTGGTACCGAAACCCCGCGAGCCGCGGGTGGTGCGGGTAGAAGACTCATCCCGCTTTGTGACGCTCGAAAGCCCCGACCTTCCGCTCACGATCGCCGCTGGCGCGTTCGTGCGGCTGCAGCCTCCGGAGGGAATGACGCCGGACGCGGTTGCCGCCTGGCGCGATCAGGTGGCAAAGGTAGCGCGAGCGGTGCGCGTGCTCCCGCAGCTGACGGCGGCAGATGTTGCGCTGGCGAACAAGCGCGCGGGGGAGGATGAAGTGGTGGGGTCGATTCGGGAGGAGGCGGAGGCGATTGCGACGGAGATGGGCGACCCCGAGGTGATCGATCTGGTGAAGCGGACGCTTGATGAGGTCGGCGCATGAACCGACTCCGCGACTTTTTTTGGGACGTGCTCGAGAAGCATCACCCGGGCGAGCCCGACCCGTCGCGCGAGGTCGGCTTTCTCGATGCTCCGCCCGCCGAGCATGAGGACGAAGACGGGAGTGATGAAGACGTGTTTGCTCCGACCTACCAGTGTCATGGTTATGTGGTGCCGGCGGGCAAGCGTTGCCCGGTGTGCAAAGCACCGATGCCGCTCAGCGGGGCGCGATGATCCGCCGACTCACCCTCTTCAACGCGGGGCCCTACCGCGGCGAGCACGTGCTCGAGCTAGGTCCGAAGGCGTATGCGATCACCGCGCGCTTCGAGTCCGATCCCGGACGAAGCAACACCGGCGGCAAGTCCTTCCTCCTCGAGATGATCGACTTTGCCATCACGGGCAAGCTCGCGAAGTTCCGGCGCTACGACGCCGACGGCTGGATCACGCGCGGGGAGCGCGAGGGCAAGGTGCGCCTCGACTTCGAAGATGGATATTGGATCTCGCGCGAGCGAAAGCGCGGGCAGCCGACGCAGGTTCGGTTCGGTGGTCCCGGCGTCGAGCTCGGCAAGGGAGCCTCGCAGGAGGACGCGGCGACGAAAGTGCTCGAGCATCTTTGCTTTGACGCGGACGACTTCCGCAACGTCGCCTACTTCGAGCAGAAGCACATGGCGCGGCTCGTTCTCGCGCAGCCGGAAGATCGAATGGAGATCGTCCGCGGTTGGCTCGGTCTCGGCAAGGCGGAGGCGGGAGAGGAGAAGCTTGGCGGCTACGCGAGCGAGAGCGCGGGCGAGCTCGAGAAGCTTCGCGCGCAGCGCGAGGCGCTCGTTTCGATGATGGGCGAGAAGCCGGCGCCGTTCGACTATGAAGCGACGGCGGCGAAGGAGGCCACGCTCGCCAAGCAGCTGCAGGCGATCCAGGACAAGCAGCGCCAGGCCAGCAGCCTCGCCGACAAGGCGCGCCTCCACGAGCACACGGTCGACTGCTTCGACGCGCTCGTTGCGCAGGGCAAGGAGCTCGCGGCGGAGGTGAAGGGGCTCGACATCGAGCTTCTCGAGTCCGCCGCCAAGGGCGCCCGCAAGCGGTGGGAGGCGAGCAATGGTGCGCTGACCGCCGCGACCAGCGCAACGAAAGTGAAGCAAAAGGTCTCACTCGGTCTCTTCAATGGGCGCTGCCCGGTGGCCGAGCTCACTTGCCCCGCGACCGAGCGGATCAACGCGGACCGAGCGGCGTCGAAGAAGGCATTTGAGGTGGCGTTCCACGCCGAACGTGAGGCACGCGATGCGGAGCGGATGGCCCACGGGGAGATGCGCGACGCCGATCGCGCGCTCGAGGCGGCGCGGACCAAGCACGCGCGGTTGACCGAGATGCGCGCGCAGGCGAGTGCCATCGCACTCGAGGTGGAGAAGGCGCGCCTTTGGCTGAAGGAGTACGCGCTGCTCGAGGCAATCGATGACGAGCAGCTCGACGCCCGCCGCCGTGAGCTTCAGGAGCAGATCGGCGAGTGCCGCGCATTGGCAGCCGTCGCTCGCTCGGCGGAGGAGCGCTGGTCGGGGCAAGAGTACAAGCTCCGCGAGCTCGACGATGCGATCGATCGTGAGTATCGCAACTTCACGATCGCGAGCCGTGCTCGCTCCGTCTTCCGCGCCACGCAGCGCCGCGTCGCCGAGCGGGCGCTTGGATCGATCAACCGGCAGGCATCGGCGATGCTCGCCGACTGTGGGATCCCTCTCGCCGTCGAGCTCCGCTGGGAGCGGGAGGGGAAAGATCCGGCCAAGCAGTGTGAGGACTGCGGCGCCGCTTTCCCGAAGAGCGCCAAGGTGAAGGAGTGCCAGCGCTGCGGCGCCTCCCGCGGGCTGCAGGTCGTGCAGAAGCTCGAGTTCTTACCATCCGATCGATCGGGCGCGGCAGACGACATCGCGGGCGTGGTCTTGCAGCTCGCGGCGGGCGCGTGGTTTCTCCGCAAGCGCAAGAGCCCGTGGGCGACGGCGATGCTGGACGAGCCGCTCGGGTCGTGCGACCGTACGAACCGAAGGGCGCTCTCGATGCAGCTCGTAAAGCTCCTCTCCACCGGCGTCTGGCGACAGGCGCTGATCATCAGTCACAATCCCGATACCGTCGAGCTCTACCCGGGGCGGATCGAGATCGTCATCGGGTGCGACGGGTCGAGGAGGATCGAGCAGACATGAAGCGAGCGAAGAAGGTCAAGGCGGTGCAGCAGGACGTCCCGAACGCGCGCTGGTGGGTTGCCGCCGGGCACGTGAAAAAGCAGCTCAAGATGATCTTCCTCGAGTGCGAGCGCTGGGTCGATGCGCGCCGCGTGGCGCGGACGCTCTTCGGTCCCGAGGCGGACGTTGCGTTCGTCGCGCCGGAGGCAATGAAGCAGACGCCGCGGCAGCGCATCCAGGTGCGCTGGGAAGGTTCGGCGGCAAGCCGCTCGCTCGATCTCCGTCTGCAGAAGCGCGAGATCAAGCGGGGCATGCGCGGACCATGGGTCGACGTCTGACGTGCTAGAGCGTCTCGTCTGATGCCGCGCATACGCATGTACGAGTGGACCGAGGGGAGCAATCCCACCTTGGTCGAATCGAGGAAGCTCACCGCGATGAAGATCGCGGCGCTCGCTCCGAACTGCTGCACGTTCTGCAAGGGACCGATCCCGGAGGATGGCGGCTACGTTCACGAGCTCGCAGGCACCCCCGTCCGCTATTGCTCGAAGTCGTGCATGAAGATGTCGCAGGCGGGCGCGTTGAATCGATTCAACGCCAAGCCGACGCGGCACGTGGTCGGGATCGATCTCTCCCTCCGCGCCGCTGCCGCCGTCGCGATCCCGCTCCCCTGGGATCACGACCTCGGCAAGGTGAAGACCTTCAAGGCGGGCTATGCGCTCACCGAGCGAGCGACGTCAAAGGAGCGCGTGCAGCGCATCGCGCAGCTCGGGAAGGAGATCGCCGGCTTCTGCCTGAAGATGCGAACGCAGCGGGTCGGGATCGAGGACTACGCCTACAGCGCGAAGAGCGCTCACCAGCATCAGACGTTCGAGTGCGGCGGGCACCTGAAGGTCGAGATCCTCGAGCTCCTCGATCTCGAGGTGCACACCATCGCCGCTTCCTCCGCGCGTAAGACGCTCCTCGGCGTCGTCCCGCGCCTCGGACAGGGGCAGACCAAGCCATGGGTCGTTCGCAACGTGAAGCGCCTCGGCGGACCGACAGAAGCGTGGACGGACGATGAATGCGACGCCTTCGTGGTCGCCAACCGCGTGCTCGCCGACGCGGGCGGGGTCGCGCTGGCTTTTGACGGGGAGTAGGCTTGGCGACCCTTGCTTTTCGTGCGACAACCTCTGACGGAGGTTTTGCCCACGATGAAGCTGCCGTTCGCGATCCACAAGCCTTTGATGATTCGGCTCTCCGAGCTGAATCCGGCAGCCTACAACCCGCGCAAGATCAGCCCGGCCAAGTACGAGGCTCTGAAGGAGAGCATCCGGTCGGAGGGCTTCGTCGAGTCGGTGGTCGTTCAGAAAGACGGGCTCCGGATCATCGGTGGGCACCAGCGAGTGCGCGGAGCCAAGGAGCTCGCGATCGAGGCTGGCGTCGCGCCGCCGGAGATCCCCTGCATCGTGCTCGACGTCGACGATGAGCGGGCGAAGAAGCTCAACATCAAGCTGAACAACATCAAGGGGGAGTTCGAGGCGCGTTCGCTCGGCGAGCTCTTGATCGATCTCTACGAGGATAAGATCCCGGAAGAGGAAGCGCTCGATCTCGGCTTCGACAGCGAGGCCGACGCGATGAAGTTGATTCACCTGATCGAGCCCCCGGAGGTCCTCGACGTGGAGCCCAAACCCCCGAGTGAGTTCGGGCGCTCGATCACGCTCAGTCTCGAGTTCGACACGGTCGAACGACGGAACGAGATCAAAAAGCTGTTGACCGAGCGTTCCACACTCGAAAAGAAGAAGCCGGGTGACATCATCGCCGATCTCCTCGCGCCGAAGATCCGCTCGCGGGCTGAGGCGCGAGCCAAGACGAAGGCCCCGAAGAAGGCGCGCGCGAGCGTATGAGCGGCAAGCCCTGGGAGATCATCCACGGCGACGTCCGCCGGATCTGTAAGACGCTCCCGGCGAACCACTTCGACGCGGTGCTATGCGATCCGCCCTACGGCTTGAGCTTCATGGGTCGGCGCTGGGACTACTCGGTTCCGAGCGCGATGGTCTGGCAAGAGGTGGAGCGAGTGCTCAAGCCTGGCGCACACGCGATGATCTTCGGCGGCTCGCGGACGTTTCATCGTTTGGTCTGCGCGGTTGAGGACGGCGGCTTCGAGGTCCGCGATCTCTTGATGTGGCTCTACGGAAGTGGATACCCGAAGAGCTTTGACGTGTCCAAGGGTGTTGATGATGCCCTTGGACACGTTCGGGAAGTGACCGGAACGGCCCCAGCGTTGTGGGAGTCTTGGGAGCAGAATGCTGGGGGGAAAGGGACGCCCCGTTCAGGTCTTCGCAGGGATAAGGCGGCCTCGCCTGAGGCGGAACGGTGGAAGGGGTACGGGACAGCGCTGAAGCCCAGCTATGAACCGGTGCTCCTCGCGCGGAAGCTACCCGAAGGTTCGATCGCGGAGAACGCACTCGAGTACGGGGTCGGTGGGATCGCGATCGATGCGTGCCGACTTGGACGCGATCAAGGAGCGAAGCCGGATGCAAGTGGTCGTTGGCCCGCCAACGTGATCCTCGACGAAGAAACAGGAGCACTTCTTGACGAGCAGTCGGGTGATCGTCCCGGGATGAGTGGTGGAGGTCGTCATCGCAAGGACTACGAGGGCGGGATGTTTGGCGCGATCGATTCGACGCACACGGCGCGCGGCGATCGCGGTGGCGCATCGCGCTTTTTCTACACGGCCAAGGCTGATCGCTATCAGCGTGAGGCGGGGCTCGGCGATCTGAAGAAACGAACGCGGGCCGAGAACACGCTCCGGAAAGAAGGAAGCGCAGGCAGCCAACATGCTCGAGCGGGAGCGGGTTCGAAGGAAGGCGCGGCCAACATTCACCCGACGGTCAAACCGATCGATCTCATCCGATACTTGGCGACGCTCATCTTGCCGCCCAAGCGCGACACCCCGCGCCGGATCTTGGTTCCGTTCGCCGGCGTCTCGTCGGAGATGATCGGTTGTATCCAGGCTGGGTGGGACGAGGTAGTGGGCATCGAGCGCGAAGCCGAGTATGTGAAGATCGCGCGTGAGCGAATCACCAAAGGCGGTGTGCTCTCGGGGCTGATGGACCGATCGCTTCGCAAGCGATGACGTTTGCGTCATAATCAGCGGTGCATGGCGAAGCTATCGGGGATGAAGTTCGATGACGGAAAGCTCCCCTATCATCTGATCGACGAAGCGGCGGAAGCGGAGATGGTGGCCGTCCTTGGCTTCGGGGCGGTCAAGTACGAAGCGGAAAACTGGCGCTTCGTGGAGAACGCCCGGAACCGCTACTTCGATGCGATCCGCCGGCATCTTCGATCAAGCCGGCGGGGGGAGATCTTCGACTCCGAGCACGGGCTCCTCGCCCTTGCCTCCGTTGTCTGCAGTGCGCACTTCCTGCTTGCCCTCGAGCTCGAGGCGCATCCGGAGCTCGCGGCGTCCCTCCCAGAGCGTTACAAGGAGGCCCTCAAGCGGGCGCGCGCCCTCCGGGAGGCGCGGCTCGCCAAGGTGCGCCCGCTCGCGAAGACCAAGGGTCGGAGAAAAAAGTGAAGGTGCCTCTAAAAAGAAGTTGCACGTTCTGGGGGATGCTTTATAACTAATTCATCAGCGGCGCACGGAGCGCGGCGACGAAAGGCGGATGCCACCATGTACGAGACGACCTACGGCACGAAGTACGAAGCGACGAAGAACCTGAGCCGCGTCCAGATCGCCGCGCTCATCCGCGCCGACATCAAGGCGGGCGTCAAGGCGGGGACGCTCCCCAAGGGCAAGTACTCGGTCACCTGCAGCCGCGGCACCGGGATCGACATCTCGGTTGCGAACATCGAGGAGGCGGGCTTCGTCCTTCACAATCCGGAGCGCCTCCGCTGGGAAGCGGAAAACCCGCACCAGGGCATGTGGGCGGCGCCCGCGAACGTGCGCGCCCGCTACTCGGAGCGCGCGGAAGCCGTCAAGGCGGCGCTCGAGATGATCTGGCACTCCTACAACTACGACGGCTCTGACATCCAGAGCGACTACTTCAACGTCCGCTACTACGGCGGCGTGCAGTTCGACTGGCGCTGGGCCGACACGATGAAGGAGGTCGAGGACCTCCGCACCGCGGGCGACCTCGTCGTCGAGCAGCTCGGCATGACGGCTGCCCCCGAGGCGTCGGCGCAGGTCGAGTGGCTCGACGCGATGGGGGCGCTCTGATGGGCGCCCTGACGGCGGAGCAGGCCCGAAAGGCCGTCGAGGTGCTGCACGCGATGGCTGAAGTGGTCCGGGGGCTCGGTGAGGTGCCCTCGGGCGTGCTCTACGCGCATTGTATGGGCGCGTTGACCCTCGAGCAGTACGAGCGCGCGATCGACATCCTGGCGGGCGCTGGGCTCGTCGAACGTGCACCCATGCACGTGCTGCGGTGGGTCGGCCCCACCCTGTCGGTGACTCCACCGACATAAAAAGACATTGCACTGGATGGGGGAAGGATTATTGTACATGCGTCGGCGGGCGTGGGGGTTTCACGCCGGGGGGCACGCGCCCGCCGACGCAATTCATTGGAAAGGCGGATGCCATGGGTAACGGACTGACGGGCGCGCAGCTGAGGCACATCGAGATCGAGGCGTCGCTTGGGCGTCCGGTCGACCCCGAGCACGTGCAGCAGATGGCGGACGTGCTCGACACAATGCTCGACGAGGCGCGCGACGCGGCCGAGGAGCATCACGACATCGACCAGCTGGTCGGGACGATCAAGCGCCTCGAGGACATGCGGTGCGAGGCCGTGAACGAGAAGGACGAGGCGCGGGAGGAGCACCGAGAGTCCCTCGAGAAGATCCGGCAGGAGCACGCGCAGGCGCTGGCGGACCTCGCGACGACGGCCGACGCGTACCGCGCCCGCGCCGAGAAGGCGGAGCACGAGCTCGCCGAGCTGCGCGCCAAGGTCGAGCTGGCCCCGCTCCCGTCGCGCCGCTCCGTCGCCGCCCGGAAAAAGCGCGCGGCTCAGTAAAAAGAAACTTGCATTGGGTGACAGAACCATTATTATCGATTGCAGGTGAGCGGGGCGCAGTGCCCCGCCCCGGAAGGCGGATGCCACATGATGAGCGAGAACGAGTTTTGCGAGGCGCTTCGGTTTCTCCTCGGGTCGGACGAGGCGCTTGACGTTTTCCAGGACGAGTGTGAGGGGGCGGAGGTCCGCACCATCGACTCGTTTGAGGAGTCGGGGTTGATGACCCGCAACGAGGGGCTCGTCGTCCGCATGATGGACGGGAGCGAGTTCCAGCTCACCGTCGTGAGGTCGCGGTGAGCTCGCAACATTACAAGATCGACGCGACGCTGATGAAAGAGCGCGTGCGGATGTATCGGGTGGTTTGGATCCGGGATGACAACAAAACGCGCGGGGTGCTTTTTCCCGGGCCGCTCACTCACCGGGAGGCGTGCGTGGCACTCGGCAAGGTGACGCCGCATCCTTGGCGGCGCGACATGTTGGAAGAGATTGAAGAGGTGAACCGTGACCAGGCGTGAGAGGCTCGAGGCGAAGGTCGAGAAGCGGGGCGAGTGGGCGGGCAAGGCCAGGGCGCGGAGCGACGCGCGCTTCGATGCGGCGCGGGCCATCGGCGACCGGATCCCGATGGGGCAGCCGATCCTGGTGGGGCACCACTCGGAGCGGCACGCCCGGCGCGACATCGCGCGGATCGACGCGAACATGTCCAAGGGCGTCGAGGAGTACAAGCTCGCCGAGCACCACGCGAGCAAGGCGCGCGGGCTCGCGGTGCAGCTCGAGCGGACGATCTTTGACGACGACCCCGACGCGATCGAGCGGCTCGAAGCGCGGATCGCGGCGCGCGAGGCGAATGCCAAGCAGGCGAACGAGATCAACAAGGCATGGCGCAAGGGCGGGATCGAAGCCGTGCGCGCCGTGGCGGGCGACAAGGTCGCCGAAGTCTGCGCGCAGACGATGAAGACGGCGCCGTGGCTCAAGTCGCCCCTTTCGGCGACGGGCGCCCGGGCGGCGATCCGAGCCGACCGCGAGCGCATCGAAGCGATCAAGGTCAAGCAGGCGCGCGCCGAGAAAGCGGAAGCCGCCCCCGCGGGCGTTCTTGTCGAGTCGCTCGGCTCGTCGGCGGACGATGAATATGTGCGCGTGACCTTCCCCGACAAGCCCGCCCGCGACGTGCTTGCGGCGCTCCGCGCGGCGGGCTTTCGTTGGGGCGGCGGCAGCTGGGTCGGCAAACGGGCGGCGTTGCCCGCGGAGGTGCAGAATGGAAACTCTTGAGCTCGGCTTTGCGCCGCACGCCGAAGACTGCGCCCAAGTCGGGCAGGAGGGTTACCCCGAGCGAGCGCGCCGCGAGTGCCGCGCGCTCCGTAATCAGCTCGTGCGGGCGGCAGCGGCGGCGGGCGTCGTCGTCCCGGAAGGCATGCTCGTCATCAAGTCGAGCTCCCACGACTTCGGGACCTACTACGAGCTCGTCGCGAAGTTCGCCGACGACGACGAACCCGCTTGCGAGGTGGCGCTCTGGCTCGAAGAGAACATGCCGGAGAGGTGGGACGACGCCGCGAAGCGTGAGCTCGGGCTCGTGACGGAGAACGCATGACGACGATCATCAAGTCGAACGGCAGCAAGTTCGCCGGGCAGAAGCCCGACTCGATCGAGAAGCTCCTCGAGGTGCTGAAGAAGCACGCGCTCGATCCGACGTTCGAGCGTTACGGCGACTTTGCCGTGCGCGTGCAGGGTGAGCTCGCCGAGCACTACGGGGTCGACCCGACCCGCGCGATCCTTTTCTGGGGAAACTTCTTCGAGCTCTCGCACGGCTTCGACATCTACACCGACGACGAGCAGACGATCGCGACGCTCATCGCGGCGATCAAGGAGAACAAGAGCACGAGCGCCTACGCCGCCGCGCGCCGCGTGCGGCGTGAGCAGGACCAACAGCGCGCCGCGCGCGATCCGGCGTTCCGGGGTTACTTGAAAGGGAGGGAATGATCATGCCGACGGGAGACAGGTTCGTGGAAGTGCCGGCGGAGCTGCTCGAGAAGTTCCTCGCGGCGAAGGGCTTCGAGCGGGGCGTCTTCGGTCGCGAGATCGTCTACCGCCGAAAGCACGACAACGATCCGAGCTTCGTTGTCTGCGTCTACACGTCGATCGCCGTCAACGCGAGCGAGGCACGCGGGCTCGGGCAGGATGCGATCCGCGTCAGCGCCTATCAGGTGGTCGGCAGCGACGAGAGCAACACGCGCGGCGTCGCGAAGTGCCAGCGCGTCTATCGAACGGGCACCGTGCAAGGCGTGCTCGAGCGCACCTACGAGCGCATGCGCGAGGCGTACGCCGTCTGCAATCGCGAGATCTCGAAGCGGGCGCAGCGGAGGGTGCGGTGAAGGGAAAGGGCTGCGTGATCTCGGCCGTCATGAACGGTTGCAACGTGCGTTTCTACGGCTGGGAGAACGAGAAAGAGCACGAGCTCGCGATCACGGCGGCGGAGCAAGTGCGGGCGGCAGTGCACGACGTCTTGCCGGGCGCCGAGGTCAACGTGCTCGACTACCAGTCCAAAGAGGGCGTCGTCGTGCTCGTTCGCGTGACGGGCGACACCGTCGCCGCGTTCGAGAACGGTCCGCTCCACAAGAGGGCGATCGCACTCGTGTGCGCGGCAGCCAGTCGAAGCATGAACGAAGGGGCTTGGTCGGCGATTCGATTCGCGCCATTACAGTGAGCGAGCAAGGGAGAGATCGAGAATGCACAGGTTTCGGATCGTGGTGAAGGGTGACGACGGGCGCAAGCACACGCGGCACGTGCGAGCGAAGGACGAGCTGCACGCCGATCAGCAAGCAAAGGCGATCGCGGCCGTGATTGGAAAGAACGCGACGATCGGCAAGATCGAGCGCATGGCGTACGGGCGCGTTGAATCGATTCAACGTGGGGGCAGGCGATGAACGAGCGACAGAAGAGAAACCTCCGCGACGCGTTCCACATGCTCGCGGCTGCCGCGCAGCGCGGGCGCCGGATGGTCGATGACAGCGCGACGCTGCCCGACATCGAGCTGCAAGCGCTGGCGGTGGCAGAGATTGCCGACGGCATCAAGAACGCGGTGCGCGACGCCCGCGCGGCGGATGCCGTGCTTGCCAAGGTGCCGAAGGGAAAGCTTAGGCTCGTTCGATGAGCGGCGCGCAGATCTTCGAGCGCGCGATCACGATCATCGGGCTCGTCTTCGTCGTCGGCAACGCCGTCGCGGTCTTCCGGCTCTGGCGGAGGTACGGGTGATCGGCAAGTGGGTCACGAGCGACAAGCGCGTGCTCGAGATCTCGGAGATGGAGACCGATCACATCGAGCGCTGTATCGATGTACTTGACCGAAGGATCGAGCACTACCATCGGCTCATCGCGTTCGCCGACACCGTCAACGGCGAGATCGCACGCGTCGATGCTGACGAAGCGGCGGCGGATGCAATGATCAAGTCGTTTGCGTGCGCGTCGAAGAAAGGCGAGCTTTTGCGGGAGCTCGGGATTCGACGGCACACGCGTCATAATGGGACCCGACACGATGGCAATTCAGCGCGGACAACAGCAAAGCGACGTTCTGAGCCGTAGGCTCTTCAATGCCGCTCAGCTCGGGGAGTTCAGGGTGGTGATCAAGCCCGAGAACATCCTTGCGATCTGGTTCTTCCTGAACCGGCACGCGGAGCGCCGCGCGTACTACGTCGTGCGGGGGATCTCTGATGGCAGCGAAAAAGGAGAACGGGGCGGGTAAGGCGGACGAGCTTTGCCCGGTGGCGAGTGAGCGCAACGGCATCGTGTACCGTTGCAACAAGAGAGCGGGGCACGAGCTCCGCGATCCGAGCGACTGGGAACACGTCGCCGAGGCGGTCGCACGGACCGAGCAGCCCGGCGACTTCCGCGGCATGGTCGAAGACGCGCTCCCGATTCTGTACCACGTTGCCGAAAACGACCCCGTGCGCCGCGAGTTCGCGCGGCGGATCATCATTCGTTACCACATGTCGATGACGAGCTCGATCCGTCGCGCTCGTCCCCCATCCTGAAGGAGAAGCCCATGACGATCGATCTCGAGAAGCTGCGCGCCGTGAAGACCATCATTGCCCACGGCTATCGAGATCGACCGTGCGCCGATGGCGTTGCCTCGGCGCTCGTCTTGCGCGACGTCTTGCCGAACGCGGAGATCCGTTTCGTCAGCTACGGCGAAGAGCTTGCCGAGCTCGAGGCGGAGCCGGGCATGCTCTTTTGCGACATCGCCCCGACGCCTGAGCGCGCGCCTGACTTCATCGCGCAAGGCTCGATCGTGCTCGACCATCACGCCTCCGCGCGTACGGTGGTCGAGCTCTTCACGGGGCTCAACCTCGGCGCCTACGGCGACGCGCAGACGATGCCCGGCGTGAGCGGGGCGTGGCTCGCCTACGCCGAAGTCTGGGTGCGCCTTGCCTATCAGGGGACGCAGCGCCCGCGCTACCACACGGTCGAAGGGCGCGGCTCGGCTGGCGTGCGAAAGCTCGCGCGGCTCGCGGGCGTCCGCGACACGTGGCAACGCGCGAGCGAGGAGTGGGTCGCCGCGTGCGAGCAATCGGAAGCGCTCGAGTTTTGGCCATGGAAAAGCTGGCCGGCGTTTCCCTTCGGCGTGAACGGGCACAACCCCGACTTTCTCGCGATGATGGCGATCGGTCCCGTGCTCTACGCGAAGAAGCAAGAGCGCGCAGTGAAGACGGCGAAAGAAGCGTTCATCACGCACACGCTCGTCGGCACGAGCCTCGCGATCATTCCGACGCTCAGTACGAGCGACGTCGCCGAGGTGCTCGACCAAGAGGTCGACATCGTGATCGGCTTTGCTTACAAGCCGCCGACGTCGGCGAACGTCTTCAACAGCACCCCGACGCTCGTGCTGTCGCTCCGCTCGCACAAGGGCTTCGACGTGAGCATGTTCTGTAAGGCGCACGGCGGGGGCGGGCATCGCGCGGCGGCAGGTTGCGAGATCCATCCGAGCATGTGGTCGGGCGAGCAGCCTTACAGCCACATCGTGCGGCTGATCGAAGCGTGGGAGAACCACCGCGCCGACGCTATAATTGCTCCATGATTGTCAAAGTGCAGTTGCCCGCCGACGGCGAGATCGCCGGAGCTCATCTCTACAGCGAAGATCGCTCGGTCACGATGCCCGTTCCCTTGAGTATTGCTTCGCGTCGCCTGCAGCGCGGCGAGCGTGCGGCTTACTTCAAAGCGACCTTCGAGCACGGGATCTTGGAGCTCGGCGACCGCGTTCCTGACCCGGTGCCGGCGTGGTGATGAATATGGAGATCAAGCTACGAAAGACGGATCGCGGGTTCATCGTCGGCGAGTTCAAGGATCGTTACGGCTTCGAGGCCTCGATTCAGGAGTCATCGCTTGCGACGGAGGCGTGTCTCTGGCTGGGGCAATCGAATTGCCCCAAGTGTGAGGCGCCGACGCGGATGCACCTGACGCAAGAGATGGCGGCGGCGCTGATCCCGCTTCTGCAGCACTTCGTCGAGACGGGAGAGTTGCCGACGCCGACGCCATAAAAGGCGCATGCAAGCAGCGACGACTCTTTTGGGGGATGCCTTTCCGATCGTGAAGTGGGCCGGGGGCAAGCGAAGTCTTCTCGACCGGCTCTTCGCCCACGTGCCCGAGAAGATCGATCGCTACTACGAGCCGTTCGCGGGTGGCGCGGCGCTCTTCTTCGCGCTGCAGGCGGTCGGGCGTTTCAAGAAGGCATCGCTCAACGATACGAATCGCCGGCTGATCACGACCTACACGGCGGTGCGCGACGACGTCGAGAGCGTGATCCGGCGCCTCCGGCGGATGCCGAACGATGAGGCGTTCTTCTTCAAGCAGCGCGCGAAGAACGTCGACAAGCTCGACCCCGCGGCGCAAGCGGCGTGGCTCATCTACCTCAATCGGACGTGCTTTAACGGGCTCTACCGAGTGAACGCGAAGAACGAGTTCAACGTCTCCTTCGGTCACTACAAGAACCCGCTCATCTGCGACGCCGACAACTTGAGAGCGGCGTCGCTCGCGCTCACCGCGGTCGAGCTTTGTTGCGAGGACTTCGGGACGATGATGCTCATGCCCCACGCGGGCGACTTCGTCTACTTCGACCCGCCGTTCCTCACGCGCGTCGGTAACGAGTTCGTCCGCTACGGCAAAGGCGTCTTTGGTCGCGACGACCACGAGCGGCTTGCGGCATGCGCGCGTGACTTGAAGCAGCGCGGCGTCAACGTTCTCATCTCGAACAGCGACACCGACGAAGTGCGCGAGATCTTCCACGGCTTCGACTTCGAGGAAGTGCGCGGGCGCCGCTCGGTCAATCGTGACGGCAACGGACGCGCGCCCGCGCCTGACCTTTTGATCTGGTAGCTCCGCGCCATAAAAGGCGCATGAACGACGAGCAGTTCAAAGACTATCAAGCGCGCTTCGAGCGTGGCGATCTCGACATCGAAGATCTCTTTCGAGACTTCGTTCTCATGCGGCAAAACTGGAGTAATCAGCGGAGCAAGGGCGACTACGCCTATGCGATGCTGAAGGAGTTCGACAACTACGGCAGCGACGATCTCGACGTGTGCGTGCGCGAGGTGAAGATGGTGGTGAGCGAGCTCCGCACGCGGGAGACGGAGCTGCAGGCGCGCGGCACCGAGCTCGAGAACGAACGCCGGATGTGGAAGGCGCGCGCGACCGCGAAGCAGAAGCTCCTCGACGCTCTGCTGCTCCTCTGGTCAAACCGTTGGGGATACGACGGGGACGACGCTGTCGCGCAGGATCTGATCCGGCAGGTGTCGAAGCGCAACGAGGAGCTCGAGGCGGACGCGTGGAGCGGCGCGGCCAACGAGGTCCGCGCGTTCCTGAAGGACGTGGAGCTGACCGATCGTTTCAAAGCGCTACTATCGAGAGCATGAGGACCCGCGACAAGCAGGGCTACCGCGGGTTCCTGCGCTACCTCGAAGAGTGCGCGCTCGAGGAGGCGCTCCGCGCGATCGGGCACCGGCACGGGGTGAGCCTGCAGGAGGCTTACTCCGACGCGCGCGGCAAGAGCGTCGTCGCGGCGCGGATCGAGATGTGGCACTGGCTCACGTCGGAGATGGGGCGGTCGCCGGGGGAGATCGCGAAGATCTTCGACCGCGACCGCGGCGCCGTCGCCTTCGCCCTGAAGCGCCTCCGGGAGTGCGCCGAGCAGCTCGCCCTCCCCGTCGAGGCGGGCACAATGGCAACGATCGCCCGGCACATGCTGACCGAGGGTCGCAAGCGGAGGCAGGCGGCGTGAGCGACAAGACCGCGTTGAATCGATTCAACGCCCCGCGCCCGGACGAGCCCCGCCCGGGCGGCGGGAGCCGCTACGCCTACGTCCCGGGCGCCAAGCCGCCCGCGCGCCCGCAGCAGACCGAGAGCGCGATGGAGCGGAGCCTGATCGTCCACTACCGGCGGATCATCGGGCAGGAGTCGCAGGCGGTGCAGGCGCTCTACACGGAGCTCGAGCAGCTCCGGAAGGATCCGCGCGTCGTCCGCTATCTCGAGGCGACGCGGGAGCACCAGGAGGCGAGCGAGCGCCGGGAGCAGGCGGCGCGCGACCTCGGGATGGTGATCTGCCGCGAGCTCGGCGAGGTGAAGCCGTGACCCGGTGCGCGCGGTGCGGGTGCGCGCGGCAGGCGCACGAGCTGAACCAAGAAGCTCGGATCCACCACCGCGCACGCGCGATCGAATGCATCGACCGCCGACGCTGCGAGCGTGCTCGTCGACGGAGCAAGCGGCGCGCGCCATAACGCTCCTTGTGACGGAGCAGCAGGAAGCGATGTGTTGCGTGTGCGGGACGCGGTTTTTCCCGCCCCGGTGCGCCGAGCATAGCCTCGCGGCGACGGCGCTCGAGCTGCAGCGGCAGAGAATCGCCGCGCTCGAGGGCGCGCTTCGCTCGATGGTGAGCGCGGTCGCGCAGCACGGCGTGCTCCTGCACGGAAGCAGCTACGAGACCATGCGGACGGCGATCATCCGGGCAGCCGTGGTGATGCCCGAACTGAAGGGGATCCTCGAATGAAAGAGATGAAACTTCTCCCGGGGGAGAACATCAGCGACGCGTGCGCGAACCTTGCCAAGCAGGCGCCCGCCTGGATGAACTTCAACGACACGCGCGTCGAAGCCAAGCCGGGGGACACCGCGGGCGACATCTACCAGCGGTGGGACGCGGAGCGGACGCGCAAGCAGGAGGAGTACCGCGCCTCGCCGGAGTACAAGAAGCAGCAAGAGGAAGCCGCCAAGCACCGCGCCGAGGAGGAGCGCGTGCGGACCGAGACGATCGCCTTCGTCACCGCGTCGGGCGTGCGCGACCGGTACCGGTGGGCGCCGACGATGGGGGAGATCAGCGGCTTCGGCGGCGGCTACGAGGAAGCCTGTCGCGACATGCTCTACGCCGGGCTCGCCTGGCTGAAGGCGCACCCGACCGCGGACGTGAAGAAGCATGACTCCCCGGACGCCGAGGCGATGGGGAAGTTCATGCTCGCCGCGTGCCCCGACTGCTCGGGCGCCATGTACGGGGCGACGACGAACGCCGTCGGCTTCATCGCGGCGCTGGGCTGGGAAGAGTACGTCGCGCGGATGACGAAGCGCACCGCGGGACCGACCGCGCCATAACGGGACCACGGACAAGGAAAGGGAAACGGCGATGAGTCGATACGGCGAGATTGTGAACGAACGCAAGACACCGCAGAGCGAGAAGGCGCGGAGCGATCAGGCGCTGAACCAAGCGGGCGGCTACGTGTTCGAGGTCGGTCCGTGGAAGCAGATGGAGCGCTTCCTCATCCTCGGTCAGATCGGCGCGACCTACTACGCGAGCGAGCGGAAGGTCGTCCGCGAGAACGCCGAGGTGATCAAGAAGTGCATCGCGGAGGACGGCGCCCGCGCGGTGAAGCTCATCGTCGACGTCAGCGACAACGGGCGCGCGCCGAAGAACGATCCGGCGATCTTCGCCCTCGCCCTCGCGGCGAGCACCGAGAACGTCGAGACGCGCAAGCTCGCGCTCGCGGCGCTGCCGCGCGTCTGCCGGACGGGCACGCACCTCTTCAACTTCGCTGCCGACGTCGGGGGCTTCCGCCGCTGGGGGCGCGGGCTCCGGACGGCGATCGGCAAGTGGTACTCCGAGAAGAACCCCGACCGCCTCGCGATGCAGGCGATCAAGTATCAGCAGCGTAACGGGTGGAGTCACCGCGATCTTCTCCGACTCGCGCACCCCGTCCCGGGCTCGCCGCAGACGGAGGCGACCTTCCGCTGGATGATCGGCGGCACCGCTGCGCTCGAGAAGGAGGGCAAGCGCAACAAGCCTCTCCCGCACGCGGCGCTCCCGTCGATCCTCGTCGCGTTCGATGCCGTGCACGCGGCGAAGGACGTCAAAGAAGTCGTCCGCCTGATCCGAGAGCACGAGCTCCCGCGGGAGGCGGTCCCGACGGAGTGGCTGAAGGAGCCGGCGGTCTGGGAAGCGCTGCTCCCGCACATGGGGCTCACCGCGATGATCCGCAACCTCGGGAAGATGACGTCGATCGGGCTCGCGAAGCCGATGGGCGCGACGACCAAGCTCATCGCTGCCGCGCTCACGAATCAGTCACGGATCACGACGGAGCGCGTGCACCCGATGCAGTACCTCCTCGCCTTCGGCGTCTACCACCAGGGGCACGGAGAGAAGGGCAAGCTCACGTGGCAGCCCGCGCGCGAGCTGCTCGAGGCGCTCGACTCCGGCTTTTATCAGGCGTTCGCGAACGTGCAGCCGACCGGGAAGAACACGCTGATCGCGATGGACGTCTCCGGGTCGATGGACGGCGGCGTCGTGGCGGGCGCGCCCGGCATCACCCCGCGCACGGCTGCCGCCGCGATGGCGATGGTCACCGCGCGCGCGGAGAAGAACTGGCACATGATCGCCTTCACCTCCTCCGGAGGCGGCTACGGCGGGCGCTGGGACAGCACCGGGCGCAACGGCGTCACCGCGGTCGACATCGGGACGAACGACCGCCTCGACGCGGTCTGCCAGAAGTTCGCGCGGCTGCCGATGGGCGGCACCGACTGCGCGCTGCCGATGCTGCACGCGGCGGGCGAGAATCTCGAGGTGGACGTCTTTCAAGTGTTCACGGACAACGAGACATGGCACGGAGGGATTCACCCTTACCAAGCGCTCCAAGCCTACAGGGCGAAGAGCGGGCGACCCGCAAAGCTTGCTGTTGTCGGATTGACAGCAACGAACTTCACGATCGCGGATCCTCGAGATGCGGGCATGCTCGACTTTTGCGGTTTCGATACTCATGCGCCGGCGCTGATGGCACAATTCGTTCGAGGCGAGGTCTGATGGGTTCTTACGATTCGGACGTGCAGAGCAGGCGGGCGAGGAAGCGTTGGAAAGATCCGCATCCTGATCGATTCTGGTCTCGCGTCCGAATCACGATCGCGGGCGAGTGTTGGCTTTGGATGGGAGCGCTCAGTGCAAACGGCTACGGGGTTGCGCGTCTGCAGAACGGGAAGCAAACATCGGCTCATCGGGTAGCGTACTTCATCGAAACGGGTCGGTTGCCCGAGGTTGTCAGGCATACGTGCGACAACCCGAGGTGCGTCAATCCCGAGCATCTACGGGGAGGCACGCAGGCCGACAACATGCAGGACATGATCTTGAAGGGTCGGCAGGCGAAAGACTTGAACCACCCGTCGCAGCGAGGCGAGCAGAATCACAATGCTCGGATCACGAGTGCGATCGCTGCGGAGATACGTGAAGCAGTAGCGTTGGGATTCACTCAACGAGAGTTGGCGAAAACCTACGGCGTATCGAAGAGCACGATCTGGGCGGTCGTGCACCGGAAGAATTGGAACACGCATGCACCGGCCCTCATGGCAGGGTTTGCACGCGGCGAGGTTTAGCGTATAAGGGTTGTGGCTCGGGTCGCTGAGGGACGGTTCTCTTGAAAGGAAAACCCCGTCTCTCGATCCCTCATCCGGGCTTTTGGCGAGATAGCTCAGTGGTAGAGCAATTGTAAAAACTACCCGTCGTTCGCCCCTTTGCCCGCTTGCGGGCCGCTGAGTGACGGTTACCTCGGGACAATGGGTCGCTGGTTCAAGTCCAGCTCTCGCCACCGGTCGTGGGTCGCAGCGTTTCGGTTATCAGGCTAGACAACCCGAAGCGCGCCCCCTTCATCCGCGATCGACTTCATGCAGTGTGTTTGGGAGAAGTAGCTCAGTCGGTAGAGCACCTAACATCGTCGCTCACCCCTTTGCCCGTCGTTAGCGGGCCGCCGAGAGACGGTTATCGCCTTGTAAGCGGGTGGCCGCTGGTTCGAGTCCAGCCTTCTCCACGGGTCGGCGTAGTCGCCGACCTGGCCTCGGGTCGCAGCTCGTCGGTTATCCTCAGCGCTTGCCGCAGATGAAACCTCCGCCGCGCACCTCCTCATCCGAGGCTTTCTGGGGACGTGGTTCAACGGCAGAACGCCTAAAACATCGTCGATCGATCCTTCGCCCGTTCGCGGGCCGCTGAGAGACGGTTATCGCCTTCCACGCGGGAAACTCCGGTTCGACTCCGGACGTCCCCTCTGACCTTGGGTCGAAGCACGTCGGTTATCAACCCTTTCGGATGATCGCTCCCGACGCGCGCCCCGCTTATCCGAGGTCTTTTTCGACGAGGGAGATCATGCGCGGACACTACGAGGAGAGCCCGGAGCAGAAGGCGATCGGTGAGCTTCGCCAGGCCGCGCGCCGCTACGCGAGCGCGTACTTGGTCGACATGTTCGGCCCGCGCTGCACCGACGCCGAGAAGCTGCTCGAGAGCGCGGCGCTCGCCTACGTGTCGACGGTTGTACAGAGTACAACTCGGCCGAAGCGCAAGCCGAGGAAGTGATGCCGCCGCCCGACACGACCACACCGAGGATGAAGGTCCTCGCGTTCCACACGATCCGGACGCGCGGGTCGGTGTTCACGGTGATCTACGATGCGCACAAGCTGCCGGCGCCCGGCGAGCTGCTGCGCCGCAAGTCGGACGGCAAGTGCTGGAAGATCCGCGGCTGCGAGAAGTGGGCGATGCCGCTCACGTCGTGGGAGGGGCAGCCGATCGGCTTCCTCCTCGAGAAGGGCTCCAAACTCGACATCGGCGACGAGGTCGAGGTGGTAGGCTCAGCCGTGTGAGGACGAAGAACCCCGAGTACAACCGCAAGGGGAAGTGCACCGACTGCAAGGGCGGCGTCCCGAGCCCGATGTGGTGGCGCTGCGAGCGGTGCGCGCACCAGCGGCTCCGCCGGATGATGAGCCCGATCCCGATCGCCGAGACGGCGGGGCTCAAGCCGCGCCGCTTCCGGATGGGCGATCGCGTTCTCGTCGTTCCGGTCGACTCTCCCGATTCAGCCGGAGCTCCCGGAACGGTCATTCGCTGCCCGAAGGATGAAACTTACGCGGTGAAGCTCGATAGTGGTGGAAGGGTTTACCCACGTCTGCAACAGTTGCGGGAATACGATGAGCGACCCGAAGGACCCGACGCCGACGCAGCCACGAATGCTGATCCCAGCGCCGCCGGGCTCGGTGTCGATCGGGCAGGACGAGGAGACGAAGATGCCTTGCCCGGCGTGTGCGAAGGGGATGGTGAGCACACGCCTGCATGCGCGGCTGACGAAGTGCCTGCAGGAGTACCCGCTGCAGGATGAGGACGACGACTAGTGGCCACGCGCTTCTACGTCCCCGCCTCGCCTGCAGACGCCGCGCTCGAGCCCGCCTTCGACAGCGGCTGGCGCTACACGCGGGAGGCAGAGCGGCGCGAGCTCTTTGGGGAGAAGATGTGGCTCCGGACGTCACGCGTCGGTGCGCTCCGCCCGATCGCCGAGATGCGATCGGCGGCGTTCATCCCGGGCGCCCGCGTGCCGCTCCGCCTTGGTTGGGTGACGATCATCCGCTACAACTACGAGGATGAGTCCTTCACCGCGACGTCGAACGAGGGGACGATCTACGCGGAGACGCAGCGCTGGGAGCCACCGCGCCCGACGTTCCGCTCGACGGCGCTCTTCCCTGATATCCTCGCGTTGAATCGATTCAACGCCGCGGGCTGAGCCATGTACTACGACGGGACCTACGAACAAGCCTACCGGACCGAGATCGCGATCATCCGCCGAGGCATTGACACCACGGCGACGTCGGCGGTCTCGGTGATCTCTCAGATCCGGGTTTGGGTGACGGAGACGTTCGACCGCTATGCCGATCCGTTTCTTCATCGGCAGCGCGACTTTGATCGCGAGGACATGCGCCGCGAGCTGAACCTCCGGAGCTGGCGCGCCCGTGCCAGCGTGCCGTCGATCCCTCCCGGGCTCCTCGGCGTGTGTGCCTCTCCGCCGAGCACGATCCGCCCGCGTCCCGCCCTCGAGCCCGCGCCGGTGTGGTGCGGGCGCCGGACAAGGCGCGCGGACCGGAAGCACGTCCCTACCCGCGGGCGTCATAAGCCCCGCGTGTGGGAGCGCGATGCCTAGAGATGGCGAGCCGATCGTGCTGACAATCGGGACGGCGCTCGCGCTCCTTGCTCGAGCGGAGCAGGAGTGGATCGACCGCGGGCGGCTCGAGCGCGATCTCATCGTCTGTAGCCCGACGGACATCCGGATCATGCCCGAGCCGGAGCCGTTGCCGGCGCTGGTCGAGATCCCGCAGCTCTTCCCGAAGATGAACCGGAAGGAGCGCCGCGCGCAGAAGGCGCAGCGGCGACGGTTGAATCGCTAGGGGGTCGGCGTCATAATCGGCGCATGCAGCCACAGCAGCCCGGCACGATCGCGATCTACGGCACACGCAATCGTCAGAAGACGATCGGCCTCGGGAACTTGAAGAAGTGCACCGTCGCGATCGACGACGACTTCGAGGCGGGGCTCCTGCAGGCGGTAGGACCGCTGCCCCCGTTCGTCGTGAGCCTCGGGGACTGGGGAGAGGTGGAGCGCCCGGAGGGCGTCGCCGAGGGGCAAGTCTTCAGCTACCCGCTCTCGAACGCGCGTAGCCCGGTGACGATGCTGCATGTCGCGGTGCTTCCGGGTTCGGTCCCGAGCATGCCGACGATGGCGACGCGCACGCGGCAGGGCAAGCCGATCAAGGACGTGCCGCTGCCCGGGCTTCCGAAGATACAGACGCCGACGCTCGACAGTCTGATCTCATGGCACGGCTACGGGAATACACACGAGATGGAGCAGGCAATGGACAAGGCAATGTCGACGAAGCTCGTGGTCACGGAGACGGCGCTGTTTTTCGACGGCGAATGGATCAATCACGGTTCGGTGCACAAGCGGAACGTTCTCATCCGCTACGGAAACCGGAACTATCGCGGGTGCGTCTCCTGCCCCGACCCGTACATGAAGTCGGGGCCGATGACCTTCACGACCAATCTCGTCACGGCGGACGGGGTCGCCTCCGTGCCGATCGACGTCCGCGCGTTCGCCAACAAGCGGATCGAGGCGCTGCTCGTCGAGGAGCTCCGCGTGCGCCCGCCGGTTCAAGCAATCATCGGAGGCGGTAGAGGTCAGGCGATCACGCACTTTGAAGAGTACGGGAGCGGGGGAGGCAGAGGCGGAGGCAGCGCAGGAGCAAGCATCCCGGGGCAAGCGAACGCAGGCGCTCACCCGGGCGCGTGCGTCTCGGTGCAGTGCCCGAAGAACGGATGCGGGCACGTCACCGTGATGCCGGTCGGCTACCTCAACCCGGCGGAGGTCCGCTGCGGCCACATCTTCGACTTCGACGTGCGGAAGGGCAAGGGCGGCGCGCTCGTCTGCCGGAACTGCACGCTCGAGGTGGAGCCGTCGCTTGTGAAGGACGCGCTGCACAAGTCGGGGATGCTGGTCGACCCCTACGCGCGCTCGCGCTCGACGGAGAGCATCGCTGCCGACGCGACCATGCTGCGGGACGAGAACCGGACGCTCCTCGTCGAGAACGCGAGGCTCCGGCGCGAGCTCGAGCAGTTCAAGCGCAAGGCGGGCAAGCGGTGAGCGACGATCCGCGGGGCGAGGTGCTGCGCCTCGGGATCATGCTCGCGATCGGTCTCTTCGGTCTCGCGCTCTACGTCTTCGCCTACCTGCCGGCAGCCTGGGACGAGTGCACGCGCATCCACCCCGCCTGGTACTGCGCCGGGGAGCTCGGTCGAAAGTGAGCGTCTACCGGCAGAGCGCGCGACCGCAAGGCGGTAGGCGCTGGGGCGCGACGCGCTGGGTGAAGTTCTGGGTGAAGCACGTGCTCCCGACGATAGCGGCGGACGCGCTCCGCGATCGTCGGGAGTGGATGCACTACCGGATGGAGTGCCGACGGCACGATCGGATGCTCGAGGAGTACTACACCGATCCGCGCTTCTACGGGACCGGTCGGCGCAAGCCGCCGCCGGTCGCGCCGGTCTGCCCGCCCAAGCGCATCTACGAGTAGCCCGCGCGCCGAATGCGTGTAGACGTCACCCTTCCCGGTGATATACGGGAAAGGTGAGCGACAGCGGCGAGCGCTCGGGAAAGCGAAGGCAGTCGGGCATGGCTCTGCGCGTGAGCGAGGTGTTCATGGCGGGCGGGGGCACGTCCCCCGACCCGGAGTCATTCCGCCTCGCGCAGCACCACGTCGAGGTCCTGCGCGACGTCGCGCGCGGCGCCGAGGAGTCGGACGCCGGCATCTGCTGCTCGTACCTGGCCGACGTCATGAGCGGCGAGGGCGCGGACTTCGACGAGCACGCGCTGAACGCCGTCGAGCGGTTCGCCGACCGCGCCACCGAGGTCGTGGCGATCGACATCGGGCAGTCGGTCACCGCCGTCAGCAAGTGGCGGGCGCGCGTGCTGCGCTGCCGGCGCGCCATCCGCCGCCTGCGCCTCGGGGGCGACCACAAGAGCGCCTCGGTGCTCCTCGTCGCCTACGGCTACCCCGACCCGCTCGTGCGGCAGATCCCCGAGCTTGCGCGATTCCTGGCCGAGCACGCGAGCCTTGCGCGCTACACCGACGCCGTCGAGGCGAGGCGCAAGGAGATGGTCGAGCAGCAGGCGCGCGAGTTGAATCGATTCAACTCGCGGGCGGACAAGTACCGGGTCGAGGGGCCGTTCCGGGAGATGGCCAAGCGGGACGGGCAAGACCCCGACTACATGGCGGAGGTCATCAACTTTGCCACCTACCGCGAGAAGCTTGCCTGGGCTGACCGAGCCATAGGTTCGTCGGATGCCCTCCGGGGCGCCCTGGCGCCCTACGGCGAGCCCCGACCGGCGCGAGCGCCCGAGGAGAAGCAGCACCTCTTTGAGGCGCGACTGGCGGTCTACAAGGACCGGCAGAACGCGCACAAGGGGCGGGTCGACCAGTTCGTGACGGAATTGAAGATTGAGACGCGGCGAATGCTCCTCGCCGCCGAGCGGAGATATCATGAATCCTGGCTTTGTTGTGCCGGTTGAACTACCTCCGCGGTTCTGGGCGAAGGTCGACAAGAATGGGCCGGTACCCGAGGCGCGTCCTGAACTGGGCCCGTGTTGGGTGTGGACCGCAAGCCGCAATCAAAAGGGATACGGGCTGTACGCATATCGACACGGGCGGACGCAAGTGGCGCATCGTGCGACGTTTGGTGAAGTGCCGGAAGGCAAGGAGCTTGACCATCTTTGTCGGAATCGATCGTGCTGCAACCCAGCTCATCTCGAGGCAGTGACGCATACCGAGAACGTGCGGCGTGGGAGGTCGTCATCGGCCGAGAAAACGCATTGCCCAAGTGGGCACCCTTATTCGCCCGAGAACACCTACTACTGGAAAAAGCGAACGATCGACGGTGTCACGCTCGGGCGTGTATGCAAGGCTTGTTACGCGAAGCACAATCAAAAGCCACACCGTAAAGATCAGATCAACCGACTCAACCGTGAACGTCGCCAACGAGAGCGGCTCGCGAGTCCGGGTTAGCGTGCCGCGCGCCGATACGGGGCTTATCGTCGGCCCGACGAAGCTCGGCCTGCTCTACAAGCGCTCGCGGCGCTGGGGCTACAACCTCCTCCGCGAATGGTGGGCCGAGCAACAGGCGGGCGGACCGGTGCGCGTGTTCAAGCGTCGGAGCGGCTCGCTTTACACGACGCTGCAGATCGTTGACGCGATGATGCCGCGCGGGCGCCGCGACGAAGTGCTCGAGCGCCGGCTCCGGACGATGGATCGCGACCTCGACCAGATGGCGACGCGCCTCGCCGAGCTCGAACGACGGATCGGCATGCGTCGGTGAATCGTTGAGCGCCATAATGCGGGCATGCGTCCGCGCGATTACCAGGAAGAGATCCTCACCAATTACGAAGAGCTGATCGGTAAGCATCGGCGAATTGTCGTGGTGCTTCCGACCGGCGGCGGCAAGACCGTGGTCGCTGCCGAGCGAGTGAAGCGTGCGTTCGAGGCAGGAAAGCGTGTCCTTTTCCTCGCCCTTGCTCGAGAGCAGGTGCAGCAGGCATTCGATAAGTTCGTCGCGGTCGGGATACCGGAAGATCAGATCGGGGTGATCCTCGCCAAGGACTCACGCAGTAACGAGCATGCGCCAATTCAGCTCGCGGGGTTGATGACGATCCTTGCTCGTGACTTCAAGCGCGGGGACATGCCGGAAGCAGAGGTCGTGGTGGTTGATGAATGTCACCACGCGGTCGCGGCGTCTTACCGGAAGGTGTTGAGCTGCTATCCGGAAGCAGAAGTGATGGGGCTCACGGCGACCCCCGAGCGTTATGATGGGCGAGGGATGTCAGAGGCGGGCTTCGATGGGCTCTTGGTCGGAGCAACGACGATGCGCCTCTGCAGCCTAGGACACCTTGTCGCGCCGCGTGTGTGGGGAATCGAACGTGAAGGGCTGGTCAACCTGAAGGGTATACGAGCCGATGCCTACGGTGACTTCGCCAAGGGTGAAGCCGCTGCGCGAATGAGCATGAGTCAGATCATCGGAAAGCACGTCGAGCACTACGAGAAGCACGGTGCGGGCAGAGCAGCGGTCGTTTACGCGTGCACCATCGAACATGCCCGAGCCATCGGCGGTAGGTTCCGCGAAGCCGGACACGATGTCGAGTTTCTCTTCGGTGAAGAGCACACGACGATTGCCGATCGCGAGAGAATCTTGTCGAGGCTCGCGAATGCAGAGCCGGTCGTGGTGTTGAACGTCGGCGTCCTGATGGAAGGTTGGGATTGCCCAGCAGCCAAGGTGTGCATCATCGCGAGACCGACGCGATCGTGGACGCTCCATATGCAGATGATCGGGCGCTTTCTTCGCCCGTTCGGAACGACCGCCCCGACTGTCTTGGATCACGCCGGCAACGTGTGTCGGCTAGGGATGCCTGATGCTGAGCGGCAGTTCCGACTCGTGATGCCCAAACGAGATGGGACGGAGAAGCAAGCACCGAAGGCAAAGGAATGTCGCGAGTGTGGAGCCATCAATGCGCTCGGGGCGAAAGAGTGTTCCGATTGTTCAGCTCCGTTTGGCAAGCGGAGCGAGCCGGAGGAGATCGACGGCGAGCTCGTCGAGTACACCGGGGCTTCGCGTGAGCAATTGCTATGGGTGGCGAAGAAGCACGGCTACCACCCGGGATGGGTTGAATGGGCTCTGAGAGACATTCGAGCGAGTCAGTCCCGATGAATGCGTTCGAGGAGTCTTACCGGAGGTACCTTATTGAACGCCCCGATGTTGCCATCGTTGATGCGTTCGTGTCTAAGTACCCCGGTTCCTCACCAAGGGAACAGTATTGGGCAGCAGAAGAGCGGGGGTTTTTGGTGTACCCAAGGGGTACTGCAGGCAAGCCGATGTGGCGGTGTTTGCGGGAAGCCTGGTCACTTCGTGCGGAACGTTTGAAAGTCCCCGAGATAATTGTCGGGGCTTCGGTTTACCGAATTGAAGGGCACATCGACATGATAACCGCCCCACGTAATCTTCGTTCGTTTTTGCCGGAGACAGAAAAAAAGAAAACTTCATTCTGTCTCAAAAGACAGCGTGGTCCAAGCGCACTTGGCGCTTAGGAAGGAGGTCGAACGCAGGAGCTGGAGGATGATTCACCCTTGGATTCACTCGGGCTCTGTATTGACGATTCGTGGCCCGAACAACAATCCTAGGAGTGCACTCGAGATGGGTGAGTTTCTCGTTGCGTTAGCAAGGATGGGAGGAATATTCGCAGCGTCAGAGGCAGGGGTTGCTGCATTGGTCACTTACTTGAGGACGAAGTAATGGGGCGACCGGCAAAGGGCACCGTCGACTTCAACGTTGCGAAGAAAGTATGGGAGGTGCGCGTCACGCTCAAAGACGGAACGCGAACAAAACCGGTCGCAATGCCGGGACTTGATCCGTGTAGTGTTTGCCCTGACGTTCCGCCAAAGGGATGCACATGTATTACGTGTGCCGTGGCTGAAGATGCGGGGCAACGAGTGTCTGAACGCGTACGCGAAGGAAGGTTTGTGCTCGGGGAAGAGAGAAGGCGGAAGCCGATCCTTGAGGGACCGTTCAATCTTGGTGGACGTAAGTACTGGCGCGGTCGGATCTGGCTTGCGGATGGCAGCAAGGTGCGGGTCGATATTCCTGAGCACCGGCGTTACTCGGAGGAGAGTGCGCGACAACACCTCGAGTATGAGCAAGAGCGAGAAGACACCGAGCAAACAATATTCAATGCCCGGAAGCAGCCGAATGGTGCCGGTTCAGTTGAACGACGAGGGGAGATCTGGTGGGTACGGATCTCCTTGCCGAAAGAGCATGAGTGGGAGCCGCTACAACGACAACGAATTCCGATCCCCAATTCGGGGCAGATGTCGAAGGAAGAAGCACAACAAGCGGGGGCAGAGCTTTCGCGCCGGGTGCATGCGGGAGAGATTGTCGTTACGAGACCGCCACCGCTTCCGCCGGTGAAGAGGCCCACCGGGTTTGATTGGTCCTACTTGAGGTACCTTGAATGGCGAGTGCGGCAGCTCGAGGAAAGCAAACGGGGCGTAACGGAGCGGGACGTGTTGGTGGTACTCAGTTCGAGCAAAGGTGCTCCTCTCCGGATGACGGCACTACGAAGACTGATCGGTGAGCGGATAAAAGGTACGAAGACGAAAGCGACGACGGCCTCGGTACGTGTGCATCTAGATGCGTTGGTTCAAAAGGGATTGGCGGTGAAGTGTGAAGTCCCTCGGATCAATGGAGGAGAACCGGAAGCTTGGAAACTGGTATCTGCGACGGGTGATGTGGTATGAAGATCTTGACTGGTCCGTGGTGCAAGTTCCGCTTCGAGTACCGGCTCGAGGCGGCGCCACCCAATCAGCATCTTTTGCAGCGCCGGGTCTGGCGCCTCTTCCTCGACGGCGTGCTCGAGCGCGTCGATGCCCGGTACTTCGAGGCGGTGCGCCCGCTCTTGCCCAAGGGGCACCCGGCGCACGCCGCGGCGCGCCACATCTACGGCCCCTACAGCGACGACCGCTTCGCCGAGGTCTTGCCCTTCCGCCCGTTCGTGCCGTACAAGTCGCTCGTTGCGATCATGGGTGCGCACTTCATCGAGCGCGTCGTCCAAAGCCCGCGTGAGATGAAGGTCTGGTCGAGCGAGGATGGCTGGACGTGGATGCACATCCCGGGCGACGCCATAAGCTGAAGGCGATGGAAGAGCGCGAGCCGGACAACATGACGCAGGCGGAGGTCGCTGCCCTTTTGCAGGTGAGCCCGCAGCGCGTCGGTCAGATCGAGCGTCGGGCGCTCGCCAAGATCCGGAAGGCGATCGAGAGCGGCGAGTACCCCGCTCTCGCCGAGCACATGGGCGGGGACTTCCGGCGGCTCCTCGAGCGCGATCGGGACGAGCGACGGAAGCTGCTCGAGCGGCAGCGCAAGGTCAATCAGCGGTGGAGGACGAGACGATGACTCAATTCTACGAGAACGCCTTTGTGATGATCGACGGCAAGCGCATCGGTCCCGGCGCCGCACAAGTCTCCCTCACGCGCGAGAGCCACGGGGACTTCGGCGTCGACATGAGCCCTTTCTACGCCGAGCGAATGGAGGGGATGCAGAAGGCGGCGAAGCCGGTCACGATCGAGTGCTCGGTGCCGATTGCGGGGCCGGAGGACTTCGCCGCGCTCTTTCACCGCGAGCCGGCGGGCGCCTCCGGCGAGACGCTCGCCAAGCGCGCGAAGTACGGCGGGCGCAAGGGGCGCCGTGCGCTGCGGCGGATGCTCGCGCGTGCACTACCGGTCGAGATCGAGTTCGGGCCCCGCCCCTACCAGCGGATGCGCGGCAAGTACGTAATGGTCGGTGAGGAGATCCTCATCAAGGCGCACGTCCCGCGGCGTGGTCGCTGAGTTGAATCGATTCAACTCCGACGCCATAACGGTGGGCATGGAATCGGACGAGAACAAGATCGCACGCCTCTCCGTTGAGGCCATCCTGAAAGACCTGAAGGAGCGCCGAGCGAACGGCGACTCGTGGGAAGACATCGACAGCGAGATCGAGAGCGCGTGGTACCACATCATCCTCGGCGTCGCGCGCCCGATCATGCAGGAGATCAAGTGACACGACGAAGCAGGGCGTCACTCGAACGGCGAATGCGAGAGCGGAAGGAAGCGCACCGGATCCCGGACGAGGAGCAGGAGGCGATCCAAAAGCAGGTGCACATGTCCCTCGGCGCTGAGGGCAAGCTCCGCTACTCGCGGATCTGCGGGCTCCTCTCCCCGGAGGGGCGGGCGGAGTTCGAGGCGGAGCGGAAGAAGGCGGCGCACTGCCGGCTGCACGGCGAGCTCAGCGATCCGGCGTGCGCGATCACCGGCGAGGGAGAAGATCGCCGGATCGTGTTCATCTGCCCGTGGTGCTCCGGTCCTGCGGTGCTCGAGCTCTGGGAAAAAGAAGGTGCCTCGTGATCGTTGAAGCGCCGGAGGCAGTGCGTGCGTGGCTCGAGAAGACGGCAAACGATCAGGAGCTACAGTCGGTCGCGCAGGGGCTTTGCTTCTATGCGCAATACGTTCTTGATCGTACGCGCCCCGAGTCACCCGCTGAGGTGATCGAGCCCGAGCAAGGGCAGAACGCGCCGAACATGTCGTGGACCGGCTACGGCAACGTCGAGCGCCCGGACAAGGGGCACCACGCGCTCTGCGAGTGCTACGAATGCCGCAGCCGTACGCGGGTGCAGCGCGTCGACGTCTGGCCGTTCACCGTCGGCGATCCGGCAACGCGCGCCAAGGGCGAGCCGACGGCGGTGATCGAGTACGGCGGCGTCCGGATCTTCATCACGCACACGTTCATCGCGCGCGTCGCGTCGCTCACCTCGCTCGATCCGGGATCGAGCTACGACGATAGCTTCCGCGTGCTTGGGCAGGCGCTTGGGGAGATGAACCGCAGGATGTGGCGCTCGATGGGGTATTGCCCTTGAAGTGGCTCGTCGTGGGCCTCGTGCTCCTGTTCGCGTCGATCATCTGGGTCGAGCCGGCCCGCTTGCGCGTACACCACATGGCATCTGCGAAGGCTGCGCATGCGAGAAGTGCCGCGGCTTTCGCATCTTCGATGACCGAGGCTTCTTATACACGGGCGCGTGGCCGTCCCTCTTCTTCGCAGACTGCAACGCATGCAACGGAGAGGGGCTTCGCTCCTCGGTGCCATCATCCACGGAAAAGCCATGAACACGAACGACAACACCGATCCGTGCCCGACGTGCTCAATGGCCGTCAACAAGAGCGCGATCAAGCTGGCGGCTCGCATCGCCGAGCTGGAAGCGGAGCTGGCCATCGCGCACAAGGCCAACATGCACGTCGACGGGAAGGTCGCGGCGGTGAAGCTTGCTAAGGCCGAGGCCCGCGTTACGGAGCTGGAGACGAGCATCACGAACTTCTTTGCCGCCACCAAGGAAGCTTGGGGAGCGTGGAAGTATCCGACCTATCTGAGGGAGGCCTACGAGGCGTTGCGGTTGGAGTCGAAGCTCATCGGCGCACCAGGGCCTTCCGTGTCCGTTCCAGAGACTTCAGGCACCGCCGAATCGAACACGAGCGAGTGGATCTGGCATGCGTCGAGCGTCAACCATGACGCGCACGGGAGGATGCGGCGACGATGAGCTTTGAAGACGATGTGGCCTACCTGCAGCTGAACTCGGTCTCGTTCTCGATCGAGACGAACGAGCACCGGACCTACTACCAGTCGATGCGCCACTTCCTCGAGCACGACGAGCACGGCAGCCGCCTCGAGCTCAGCGACGTCGAGCGCGTGAAGTGCATTGAGGGCGACGAGATCGCGGTCGTGCAGGTCTACCCCGACACGCCGGTTGGTTTCTTCGTCGTCGCCAGCTACAACATCCCCGACGCCTGCCGGCAGGCCGCGCAGGCGCTGCGACGCCACCGCGAGGGCGCGCCTGCGACCGACGTCGGCCAGGGGATGCCGCGCTGATGAGCCGCTTCGATCGGTTCATCGCCGACCTGACTGAGCGCGCCGAGAAACGCGGGGTCGACGCCTTCAGCATCCGGCTCGTCGACGATCGCGAGCGCCATAACGTGGGCATGGACGCAGCAAACGTGAAGAAGTTCCCGACCATGGCAAGTTGGTTGGAGGATGTCGAACGTCGCGAGCGCCGTGATCGGGAGAAGAACATGGACGCAGAGAAGGTCAAGAAGGCTGCCGAGAAGATCCTCCCCAAGGGCGCGCTCAAGAAGCTCGCCGACGCGGGGCTGCTCGTCGTGTCGGCGCAGGACTGGGAGCACCTCGGCGGGAGCAAGGCGCTGCCGAAGGAGTCGCGCTTCCAGCTCGAGGACATGCTGCGCGACATGCAGGACGAGCGGATCGAGGCGGGCCACGACGTCGAGCGCCTCGAGAAGAAGGTCCGGCGCCTCCGCCGGATCGTGCGCCTCATGGCTCGCGCGCTCTGAGTTGAATCGATTCAACTCAGCGGAGGCATTCGAATGACGATCATCACCATCACCGCCGCCCTGTTCCTGCTCGGCACGCACGCCGTCGCCTTCATGGTTGGGCGCATCCTCGGGCGCCGCGAGGGCTTCCCGCGCGTGCAGAAGGCGACGCTCGAGTACCTGAAGGCCTACGGCGAGAGCGTCGGCCTCACGATGCGCCACGGCGAGACGACCGAGCAGTTCCGGCAGCGCATCAAGGACCAGCTCAAGCACGTGCCCTTCCGCCGATGAGCAAGCGCAGCCTGAGCTCGATCCTGCTCGAGCGCTTCGTCTTCACCGCCAGCCTCATCACCGCCTGCAAGGCCGTCGCGTACATCGCGGCGCCCACCGCCGTCGATAAGAACTGGGTCTTCGCCGTCGTGTTCGGCACCTACCTGCTTGGCTTCGTCGACCGCCACCGCATCCCCGCGCGGCGGGCGAAGTAGCGCCATAACGGGGGCGATGGCGCACTGGTTCCTTTCCTTCGTCAAGGCCAACGGCTTCGCCGGCGCCTGCTTCGTGGTCGCCGAGCAGCCGCACGAGGCGATCGCCGAGTCGCACCGGCGCGGCTGCAACCCCGGCGGCGAGGTGATGATCATCCGCGTCGACTACGGCGACCCGCGCTGCACCGTCCGCCCCAGGCCCGAGCAATTCAACAGGCTCTACGATCGCGCCGAGCTCGAGAAGCTCTTCGGCGCCACGCGCAAGGTCTCCGACCGCGACCCGCGGGCGAACTGATGGCCCGCGCCCGCCGGCTGCTGCTCGAGTGCTGCTACGACTTCTGGGCCGTCGACGGATACGACGGCGAGCGCTCCCGCACGTGCGACACGCTCGCGGAGGCCAAGGCCGAGCAGAGGCGCATGCGCGCGCAGCCCCACTACGTGCGCTGCCCGTGGGACCGCTGCCGCATCACGGTGGAGTGGGCCGTCAGCGAACGCAAGGTGCTGGCCCACATCGCGCAGGTCCGGGAGGACATCTCCTCGCAGACGCTGCTCGCCACTATCAAGCTGGTCGACCCCCGAGCTCCCGAGTTGAATCGATTCAACTCGGGAGCGACCGCCTAGGCTTTCGCCGCATCAGCTCATTCGCATCCGTGCCCAAGCGTGCACGATGCACCTATTCTGCGCCCACGGGTGTAGGGCATGCGCGAAGCTGCCACGGGGCATCCGGCCCCGTGCGCACACGCCGCACGCCCCGAGGTCGACGCCCCGCCCGATGGCGCATGCCGCGACCCCACGCCCGCACCCCAGCGCGCGCTCACCGCAGCAGGCTCGTGGATGGCCGACGCCCCCCTCCCGTCGCGCAAGCAGGCCAAGGCCAAGCAGCGCAAGGTCGCGCCTGCTCCGATCGCCCATAAGGGTGGTAAAAAGCCGGCCTCCCACCACAAGCGGCCGCAGGCCCCCGGCGTCGTGCTGCGGAACACGCAGGTGCACGCCGAGATTCAGCAGAAGCGCAGCGAGGCGCTCGCCCTGCGCATCCGCGGGATGCCCGTCACGCAGATCGCAACGCTGCTCAAAGTCGAGCCGACGACGGTGTACCGCTACATCTCCGACGCGCTGAAGGAGATCCCGCGCGACAACGCTGAGGAGGCGCTGAAGCTGGAGCTCGAGAAGCTTGACCGCTCTGACATGGAGATCGCGGTGCAGCTGCAGAAGGAAAACCTCAAGCACGCCGATCGCGCGCGCTACCTTCAAACGCGAGCGCGCAACACCGAGCTCCGCTGCCGTCTCAAGGGCCTCTTCGCCCCCGAGCGGCACGAGCACTCGCTCGTCGACCGCATCAACGCCTCGAGCGTGCGCGGCATGACCGAGGACGACCTGCGCCGCATCGCGGCCGGCGACTTCAGCCAGAAGCCCTCGTGAACTTCGCGCGCAGCTCCGCCCCCAAGCTCACGCGTCGCGAGCGCGAGCTCATGGCGATGGCGACGTGCGAGCTCGAGCTCCGCCGCCGAGCGGCGCTCAAAAGCAAGGTCGACAAGCATGCGTCGCTGCTCGACCTCGACCTGCTCGACTTCATCCCGGCGCTGACGCCGAGTATGCTTGGTGAGCCGACCGAGCGCCCCGAGCACCTCGCCCCCATCACCGAGGCCTTCGAGCGGATCAAGCGCGGTGAGGTGTTGCGCGAGCTCTTCAGCGCACCGCCGCAGCACGCCAAGACGCAGACGATCTGTCACGGCATCGCGCAGTGCATCGCGCGCGAGCCAGCGCGCCCCGTCGTCTACGCGAGCTACTCGGCGCAGATCGCCGAAAACAAGAGTCGGATCATCCGCGACTACGTGCGCCAGCTCGGCGTCGAGATGCGCGAGGACTCGGACAGCGTTGGCGACTGGATCACGCCGCAGGGCGGCGGGCTCCGCGCGCGCGGTATCGGGCAGGGTCTGACCGGCGAGCCGGCCAAGCTCCTCTTCATCGACGACCCACACAAGGACCGCGCCGAGGCCGAGAGCGCCCTGCTCCGGCAGAAGGCCTACGACTGGCTCACGTCGGTCGCGATGACGCGCATCCACCCCGACACGTCGGTCGTCGTCGACCACACGCGCTGGCACCCCGACGACCTCATCGGCCGGCTACGCGCGGTGCGCGACGGGGCGGGCAAGGCGGTCTGGCGCTACACGAACCTGCCGGCCGTCCTCCCTGACGGATCGCCGCTCTGGCACAAGCGCCCGCTCGACTTCCTCGAGGCGCAGAAGCGCCTGAACGAGTACGACTGGTACTCGCTCTGGATGGGCGAGCCGCGCACGCGCGGCGACTCGGTCTTCCGCGGCGTGAGCTTCTTCGACGAGCTGCCGCGGCGCTACTTCGTCACGCGCGGGATCGACTGCGCCTACACGGTCAAGAGCCGCGCCTGCTTCTCGGTCGCGCTGACGATGCTCGTCAGCCTCGACCCGCGCGACGTGCGCCCCGACGGCGACCCGATCTGCTACGTCGTCGATGTCAAGCGCAAGCGCGTCGACACCCCCGCCTTCGTGCGCGAGCTCGAGGCGAGCAACGTCGTGTGGCCGGGCGGCGCATGGCACTGGTTCGCGAGCGCGCAGGAGAAGGGCACCGCCTCGCTCATGCGCGAGCTCGGCGTCGGGATCGAGGACGTCCTCGCCAGCACCGACAAGCTCGACCGCGCCGGGCCCGTCGCGGCCGCGTGGAACCGCAAGTCGATCGTGGTACCGCGCAACGTCGCCGCCCTCAAGGGCGCGAGCGCGACAGAGGAAGATCGCGAGCAGTCGCCATCGTGGCTGCGCGACTTCGTCGACGAGCTCATCGCCTTCACTGGCAACGACGGCGAGCGCAACGACCAGGTCGATGCCTTCGCCAGCGCCTACGAGGGCGCGCGCGGCGGACCCGGGGGCGGCGGCACCGTTGACGGCGCCGGCACGCGCTGGGGCTCGGATGAGCGCGGCTTCGGCTGAGACTTATCTTGGAACCCCCGGGCGGCCTCGTAGGCCCCCGGCATGTACGACCGCGCTGAGTTGAATCGATTCAACTCGGGCGTGAGCCACGACCCACCACCTCCCAACCGAAGAGGCAGACCATGAGTGCACTTCTCCACGGCGATCGCGCCGCCCAGCTTGTCTCGCAGCGCATCGCGGCGCCGGTGGCGACGGTGGCGGCGCTCAAGGCGATCAAGGAGCCGAGCAAGCGCGTCGACGGGCAGATCGTCCACATCCAGGCCGACGACACGCTCTGGCAGTTCGTCCTCGCCTCGGTCGTCACCGGCGACGACATCCTCGCGATCACACCCGACGACGCGCCGAGTGCTGGCCGCTGGATGCGCCTCCCCGGGCGCGCCCTCCTCGCGCTGCCGCTCCTGGCGACGACGCCGACGGGCTCGATCCTGCTCACCGTCCCCTCGGGCTCGGTCGTCGCCCCGCACGACTTCGCGCTCAAGGTGACGCGCATCTTCACCGGGCCGAACAACGCCTGCATCGCGCTCTCGAGCTCGAATCACCCGGGCCACACCGGCGTCGGCGGCTTCATGGGCTCGATGATCGCGACGCAGCTGAACAACTGGTTCAGCGCGACCGCGAACGGCACCGGCGTCGACTTCGTGATGGGCGCGGTCGCGTCCGGCACCTTCGACACCGTCGGCAACAAGCGGCAGTGGATGAAGGGCGGCGATACGCTCCGCCTCGACGTCATCGGCGCGCCGTTCGCCACCGGCGTCGGTCAGATCCTGATGGCGTGCGACGTCCTCAAGAACCCCGGCTACTGATGCGAGAGATCGCGGACGAGTGCCGCGCGGCGGATGAAGTTCTGCGCGCGGCGCTCCTCGCGTCCGAGGCGTCGATCGCTGCCCTCGAGTGGGGCGAGGAGCAAGCTCGATGACGATCAAAGCGAGCGCGTCGGTCCGCACCGTTGCTGCAGGCAGCGGCGCCGCCTACGCGCAGATGATGGCGAACGCGCAGAGCTCGATCTCGGTGCGCTCGATCACGCTCGTCGCGCGGGAGCCGGGCGCTACCGCGATCGGGCTCATCCGCTCCCTTGCCGTCGGCACCGCGTCCGCGGGCAACGTCGCGACCGGAGCGGCGCACCGCGCGCCGAACCAGACGCGCGGCGTGCAGGGCGCCGTCGAGCTCGCGTGGAGCTCCCTCCCGACCGCCTCCCCGACCGGGACCTTCTTCCGCCGGGAGACGTTCGTGGCGGCGGCGACGGGCGCGCGCCTCGAGCTCTGGCGGCTCGAGGACGACCCGATCGCCGTCGAGCCTACGGGCGTCGGCACCGGGATGGCCGGGCTCCTTCTGCTGAACGTCGGATCGGCGCCCGGTCCCGCCCTCGACCTGCACGTCACCTGGGAATACGGCGCCCCCGCCGACAAGTGAGATCGCATGGCTCGACGGACCCAAGAGCGCGCCCCGGCTCGCCACGTTGAATCGATTCAACGCGGCGCACCTGCCCGGATGCCGACCCGCCGGGAGGCGAAAGCCGCGCAGGCGAAGGCGACCAAGCGCGGGGCGAAGACGCAGATCGTCGGCGACCAGGCGCTCTGGAGCCAGGCGGCGCGCATCGGCGGCGGCCTCACCCCGCCGCAGATCACGAACCTCATCGAGGAGGCCAACAGCGGCCTGCCCGCTCGCCTGGTCGACCTCGCCAACGAGTGCCGGCAGCGCGACTGCCACCTGCAGTCGGTCCTCAGCGTCAACGAGGAGTCGATCGCGGGCCTCGAGTGGAACATCGTCCCGCCCGACAAGGCGCGCGCCAAGGACAAGCGCGCGGCGAAGTGGGTCGAGGACACGCTGCGCAAGAACGCGGGCCTGCAGCGCCTCATCAGCGATCTCACCGGCGCGACCTACTACGGCTACGCCGTCGTCGAGATCGTCTGGAAGAAGGACAAGGACGACAAGCAGGTCCCGGCCTACTTCAAGCTCATCGCGCAGCGCCGCTTCCGCTTCCGCAAGCTCGATGGGCAGCTCGTGCTCTGCGACATGACGACGGCCTTCCAGGAGATCGACCTCGCGGGCGACAACCCGAACAAGTTCATCGTCTGCCAGCCGCGCGTCAACGGCGACTCGCCCAACCGCGAGGGCCTCGACCGCCCGCTCGTGTGGATGAGCATGATGCGCAACTGGTCGATCGGCGACTGGCTGAAGACCGGCGAGATGAGCTGGAAGCCGTGGCGCGTCGGCACCTACAAGAAGGGCGGCGGCACGAGCGCCGAGGATCGCGCGATCCTCGAGACGGTCATGCGCAAGCTGACGACCGACTACTCGGCCGTCATCCCCGACAGCTGCGAGGTCGAGATCAACTGGCCGGGCGGCACGAGCCACACCGGCTCGACGCACGCCGAGATCGTCAACACGCTCGGCAACGAGATGAGCAAGTGCGTGCTCGGGCAGACCGAGACCACGCAGGCGAGCTCCTCGAGCGGCTACGCGCAGGCCAAGGTGCACGACAGCGTGCGCAAGGACATCCGCGAGTCGCGCGCGCGGCAGATCGCGGCCGCGCTGACCGAGCACCTCGTCGCCGCCATGTACGTCCTGAACTACGGCACGACCGTGGAGCCGGGCACGTTCAAGTTCGCGACGCAGGACCCGGTCAACCTCAAGGAGTTCAGCGAGGCGATCAAGACGCTGAAGGACGCGAGTGCGCGCATCCCCGAGGCGTGGGTGCACGAGCAGGCGGGCATCCCGATCCCCGAGGACGGCGAGCGCCTGCTAGGCAACACCGCCGCCGGCCCGATCCCCGAGCCGGGCACGCCGGGCGCCCCGCTGCCCCCTGGCGGGCAGCCGGTGCCCCCGCCGCCCGAGCCAGGACAGTCACCCCCGGGCGACAACAAGAAGCCCGGTGCACCTGCTGACGGCGACAAGCCGGCGGCCGAACCCGCGAAGAAGCCCGCCGCCAAGCCCCCGGCGAAGGAGTGATCGATGGCAGCGTTCAACCGCTTCAACAGCTTCCTCGAGGCGATGGCCGAGAAGGTGCACAACCTTCAATCGGACTCGTTCGTGCTCGCGCTGACGGCGACCGCGAACGCGCCGGTCGCGACCAACACGCAGCTCTCGAACCTCACGCAGATCAGCTACACGAACCTGAGCTCGCGCGCGCTGACCGTGAGCTCGAGCTCGAACAGCTCCGGCACGTACAAGTGGGTCCTCGCCGACATCACGCTCAGTGCGTCGGGCGGCGCGGTGGCCGCGTTTCAGTACGTCGTCATCTACAACGACACGGCGACGAACAAAGAGCTCGTCGGCTGGTACGACTACGGCTCGGCGCTCACGCTCGCCAACGGCGAGTCGCTCACCGTCGACTTTGACGGTACGAACGGCGTCTTCACGATCGGCTGATGCCGATCCCCTACCTCGAGTTCGAGTCCTTCAGCGCCCAGGTGATGCCCATGCCCAACGTCAAAGCACAAGTCGCGGCGCTCAAGGATGCGAAGGCGCTGCTCGCGAAGGCGCTCGCCGACTACCGCGAGATGTCGGCGACGAAGACGGCGCCCGAGCTCGAGGCGCAGAGCGCGCTCGTCAAGGCGCACTCGGACGCGATCGTCGCCGCGATCACGATGGGCTGCGAGGTCTGCCCCGGCTGCAAGAAGGCGCCGCACGGCATCGAGCAGCCGGGCAAGCGCGGGACGTTCGAGTACGAGATCGGCTGCCTCTCCTGCCGGCCGTTTGACCACACCGACGGCACGCGGCGCGAGTACCGCGTGCGCGGTGGACTCATCCCCTCGCATGCGGTAGATGCTTGGAACCTGGGCCCCGACTTCTGGCTGGTCGAAGTCCCCCCGGAGGCCAAGGCGGCCTCGGTGCCCGAGAAAGAAGCTGCCCCCGAGTGAAGATCTACGCGGTCAAGATCCCCAAGATGCTGCACCTCGCCGACGGCACCAAGAAGGAGGCCGGCCACAGCATCATGTGGGTCGGCAGCGAGGAGCGCGCGCAGCAGGTCGCCAGCGAGGCGCCCGGGCGCTCCTACGCGCTCGTGACCGACGAGAGCATCGTGCCGCCGCAGGCGCTCGAGAACCTCAAGCGCGCCGCCGCAGAGCGCGCCGCCCAGGTCGCGCGCTCGAACTAGACGCGCGACCTGCGGGCGAGGTGATCGATGACGCTCCCCGCCGACCTCTGGCCGAGCGACACCAAGGCGTTCTTCGGGACGAACTACTCGGCGTCGACCGGCAACTGGATCTCCGACACGGGCACCGTGTCGAACCTCTCGCAGTCCACGAGCGGCTCGCGCCCGGCCGAAGACACATCGACGGCGCCGAGCGGGCGCAAGATCCTCAACGGCACCGGCGGAAAGTTTCTGAGCTCGGGCGGGCAGATCAACACGAGCACGCTCGCCTCGTGGTCGACCGGCAAGTGGGTCGAGTTCTACATCCTCAAGCTCAATCAGACGCAGGACGACGACTTCTACCGCTTCATCGACTACAGCGACGGCGGCGCCGAAAACTACCACCTCCACTTTTTCGGAAACCTCTATTGGTGGAGCGCGCAGACGGGAAGCGCGCTCGTTGCCAACACTGTCTATCGCGTCATCGTCGTCGCCGACGCCTCGACCGGCGCCGGTCAGATCTACCTCAATGGTTCGGCGAGTGGTTCGGGGACGACCGGCATCGGGTCGTCGATGCGCACGAACTGGACGGGCACCAAGTCCATCTTCGCGCAGAGCAACGGCGCCGAGGCGAGCGACAACAAGATCGGTTGCCTCGGCTACATCCAGCGCTCGACCTTCGGCTCGACCGAGATCGCGCAGCTCGATGCGGCGATGGACGAATGGTGGACGACGGCGCCCGGAGGCGGCGGCACCGTCTACACGATGCCGACGTCGCGCCTTGTCGTCGGCTTCTCAGGACCACCCGCGGGGCTCTACAAGAACCGAATCCTGACGGCGACGTCGCGGAACTTCGGCTTCTCGGGCCCGGGGGCGAATCTCCTCCGTGCCAAAAAGCTTGTTGCCGATGCGCGCGCGTTTGGCTTCTCGGGACCGCCCGCGGCGCTCAACAAGGGCTTTCGTCTCACGGCGACTGCCTACAGCTTTGGCTTTTCAGGACCGCCGGTCACGCTCGGCTACGGGCGCGCCCTTGCGGCGACGAAGCAGACGATCGGCTTTACGGGCTCGGTCGCGACGCTTCTTTCGCAGCACACGCTGCCGGCGACCAAACAAACGGTCGTCTTCACCGGGTTGCCCGCGGCGCTGACGCCCGGGCGTGCGCTCGTCGCGAGCTCGGCGGCGATCAGCGTCACCGATCGCACGGCGAACCTGCAGCGCGCGCTCAAGCTGACAGCGACGCAGGCGTCGATCACTTTCACCGGGCGAACGACGGGGCTCAACCACGGCTACTACCTCGCGGCGACGAGTGCATCGCTCTCGTTCACGGCGTCGACGACGGTGCTCAAGAAAGCGAGCATCCTTAGCGCAGCGACGGCGTCGATCGCACTGACGGCAAACGCGACGGCGCTCCTCCACGGCTTTTACCTCGCCGCGGTCAAGCAGACCGTCACCTTCACCGGCAACGACGTCGGCCTCAACCCCGGCAGTGGCAACCGCACGCTGACCGCGACCAAGCAGACGATCACCTTCACCGGGCAGGCGACGAGCTTCGCGCGTGCCCTCAAGCTGACGGCGACGCAGGCGGCGCTCACCTTCACCAGCAATGCTGCCTATCGCCTCATCACGCGCCCGGCGGCGAGCGCGTCGTATGCCTTCACCGGCAACGCGACGACTTTCACGCGCGCCCTTCGAATGGACGCGGCGGCGGCGGCTCTCCCCTTCACCGGGCAGCAAGCGAACCTCACGCGCGCGGTGCGCCTCACGGCGACGAGCGCGGCGCTCAGCTTCGGCGGGCACCCGGCGCTCTTCCTCCGCGGTTACTACCTCGGAGCGACGAGCGCGGCGCTCAGCTTCACCGGGCGGGCGGCGGCGCTCTCCCGGGCGGCGCGCCTCGTCGCGAGCTCGAGCTCGACGAGCTTCAGCGGGACCGACACCGCGCTGCTCTACAGCGCGAGCTTTCACACCCTGCACGCGACGGCGGAGGCGATCCCCTTCGTCGGCTACGACGTCGAGATCGCGCACCGTCGCCCGCACGTCGTTCGGATCGTGTGGGGACAGAAGCCGGCGGCGCGGATCGACTTCGTGCAGGAGCCGGCAGCACGGATCGTCTTCACCCAAGAGCGCGCGGCGCGGATCGAGTGGAGGCAGGAGATGTCCACCTTCAACGTCGGGGACACGAACCGGATCACGTTCACGTTCTACGACACCGACGACGAGGAGCAGCCGAAGGATCCGACCACGCTCGTCGCCGAGGTGCTCAGCCCCTCCGGCGTCCGCACGGTCTACACCTACGGCGTCGACAGCGTCTGGGAGCGCCGCGACACCGGCGTCTACCGCCTCTCGATCCCGTGCACCGAGCCGAAGGGCTGGGGCTGGACCGTGACCGCGACGGGCAACGTGAAGGGCGCCGAGAGCTCGAGCTTCACCGTCAAACGCAACGCATGACCGCACACAAGATGCAGATCAAACGACGCCCGCGCGCTCCCAAGCGCAGCGGGCGCAAGACGGGCGATCTCCCGATCGTCACCACTGAGCTCGAGGCGCGCGATCTTTGCCGCTGCGTGCTCACCGTTGCCGAGCAGGCGACGGGCACTCACCGCTGCCGGAGCCCACGATGAACTTTCGCCGCCTTCAATTCGTGATGATGTCGCTCGGCGATGGGCTCGGCACGGCGCAAAACGTCGTCCCCTTCGAGACGACCGGAAAAATGATCGGCTGGCGCGCGCCCGATCCGGTCTCGTTCACGTCGACGATGCGCCTCAACAAGGATGGGATCACGATCGTCAGCAAGGAGCGCGGCGAGGAGCTCCCGGCGATCGTCACCCGCGACGATGCGATGCGCCTCAAGCGCTTCGACAGCGAGCAGCGGAGCGCCGAGTTCATCGCCTCGACCGACGCCGTCGACGCGCACGGGGACGTCATCGACCAGGGCTCCTGGATCCTGAACCACTACCAGGCAAACCCGATCGTCCTCTATGGGCATAACTCGAAGGACTTGCCGATCGGGCAGGCGACGGCGGTGAGCGTCGTCGGCGGCAAGCTGATGGCGACGATCAAGTTCGCCTCCGCCGAAGCGAACCCGATGGCGGAGCGCGTCTGGAAGCTGATCCAAGAAGGGATCCTCCGCGCCGTCTCGGTTGGGTTTCAGCCGACCGACGGGCGCTACGAGATGCGGGACGGGGACGAGGTCTTCGTTTGGCGCTCGCCCATCCTGAAGGAGATCAGCGTGGTGCCGGTCCCGGCCAACCACGAGGCGCTCGCGCGGATGAAGAGCGCGCTCGACGCCAAGGCCAAGGCGACGGAGGTGATCGCGCCGCTCGTCGACAAGTTCAAGCAAGCCCAAGCGGGCGTGCTGCAGCATCCGGAAAACCTCCCGCCGGCGGCGCCGGCAGGCACGTCAACGAAACAAGGGGCGCCGCCCCGGAAAGAAGAGCCCACCGTGGAACTGAAAGACGCTCTCGAGAAGATCGAATCGCAGACCAAGTCCCTTGCCCTTGCCGAGGCGGAGAGCACGAAGCAGAAGGAGCGCGCCGACAAGGCGGACGCTCAGGTGCTCGACCTCACGGCCAAGCTCAAGGCGACGGAGACCGAAAAGGCGGCATTCGAAGCGCAGACCAAGGCGCTCGCCGGTGAGCGTGACGCCGAGAAGGCGCGCGCCGACAAGCTCGAGGACGAAGTGATCGCCCGTGAGGTCGATGCCCTCGTCAACGTGAAGATCACGGCGGCGGAGAAGGACGCGCAGATCAAGCTTCGCAAGCAGAACCCGGAGCTCTTCAAGGAGCTCATGGATCAGCGGCAGCCGACGAACCACGGCGTGCAGCTCGTCAAGGATGCGCCGCCGAACGGCGGCAACAACACGGCGGCGGACGCGCTCCTCGCCGAGTTCAAGAAGTAACCCCGGGGCTCTCCCCGCCAAACCGCAGGCGCTCTTCGGGGCGCCTGCACCCCATCATTCAATCGACAAGGAGATCCCCTCATGAGCACTGCAGGCTGCAAGCCGGGTGAAAGCACCTTCGCCGGCTACCGTGTGAAGGCCAACTCGGTCATCGTCAAAGGCGTCGGCGTCTACCTCTCGGCTGACGGCGAGATCGACGTCGCCACCGCCAACAGCAAGGTCTTCGGCGTCGCTGCCGAATCGGTCACCGGCAACGCCGACGGCACGAGCCGCTGCGAGGTCCAGTGGCTCGACGGCGGCTCCGCGCGCGTCAAGTGCTCCGGCACGGCGACGGCGGGCGAATTCGCCATCTGCGGAGCCGGCGGCTTCGAGAACCAGACGCTCGGCGGCGGCACGACCGTCAAATACATCGCAGGTCGCTTCCTCGAGTCCGGCATCGCAGGCGATTACGTCGAGATGATGCTCGCCGGATTCGCGGCAGGCGCGGCGTAACCCCAAAACGTTTTCGCCGTCGTTCACGGCGACAGAAAGAAGGCAGACATCATGACCCGTCTCATCCGTGACTACGGCGACAACGTCATCAAGATCGGCGACAACATCATCAAGGTCGCGTCCGGCGACGACATCTCCACCATCCAGCGCACCGCCCGCGGCAAGCGCTGGGAGGAAAAGCAGGCGCTCCTGCAGGAGATGTTCGCCGACCCGACCAAGAGCAAGACGCTCGACGACACCTTCATGCGCGTGAAGGGCGTCAGCGCCGGCTCGGTGCACTCCGACCAATTCCTGACGAACCTCAGTCAGGCGTACGCGAACGACAGCTACATCGGCGAGCGCCTCGTCATGGTGACGCCGGTGCAGAAGCGCACCAACAAGTACGCGATCTACCCGCAGCGGGAAGCGTTCGAGGCGCCCGACGACACGCTCACCAGCGAGCGCGCACGGGCGAACGAGATCTCGAACACGCGCACCTCCGCGAGCTACGAGCTCAAGGACTACGCGCTCGAGAACTTCGTCTCGAACGAAACGCTCGACAACCAAGATCTGCCGTTCAACGAGCGCGCCGATCTCACAGCGCAGCTCGCCGAGCACATCGCCCGCAAGCGCGAGATCCGCATCGCGACGATGCTGACGACCGCGAGCAACTACGGCTCCGGCAACTCGACCACGCTCTCCGGCTCCGACCAGTGGGACAGCGCGACGGGCGGTAACCCGATCAAGGTGATCCAGGACGCGAAGGCGGCGCTCTTCAACGGTCCGGGCGCCACCGACGTCTGGGGCTTCACGAGCCTCGCCTGCTTCAACGTCCTCGCCCGCCACCTGCAGCTCCTCGACCTGCAGAAGTACACCGTGAACGGGCTCCTCACGCCGGAGGCGATCGCGCGCTACTTCGGTCTCGCCGGGCTGCTCATCGGCGAGAGCCGCAAGCAGACGGCGAACGAGGGGCGCACGGCGTCTTACTCCCGCATCTGGGGCAACGACTTCGGGCTCGTCCGCGTTGCCCGTGGTCCGTCCCTCCGCACGGCGGCGTTCGCGGCTCTCTTCCGCAAGAACAACGACCCGGTCGTCACCGAGTGGTTCGACGCGACGGCGGGCAAGAGCGGCGGCTACTACATCAAGAACGCCGTCTCTGAAGATCTCCGCACGGTGGCGAGCTTCGGCGGCTACCTTATCAAGAGCGCGGTCTCGGGCTAATCTGCCCGCTGAACCCCGCACGTGATGAGGTGACTTGATGGCACGTACACGAAACGCCCCGGGCACGGTTGAATCGATGCCCGGGGCTCCCGGTCCCGCCGAGCAGCTGAACGACGACCTCGAGCTGGTCGACGCCGCGCCGCTTCCTTCCCGAAGGTCGCGCGCGGTCGCCCCGCCCGAGCCGACGCACCGGCTCTACCAGGTCTGGGAGCACGGCACGCTGCAGCGCGACGGCAAGGTCTATCAGCCGGGCGACACGATCACCCTTCCCGTTGCGGAAGGGGACGCGATCGAGTGCCTGACGCCCGCCGCGCCACGTTGAATCGATTCAACGTGGCGTAGAAAGCTCGAGGTCGGTCAATGAGCTACCTTGAATTGACCGACCTCGAGAACGCGCTCTCGAAGTCGATCGTCGCCAGCGCCTACGACGACGACCACGACGGCACCCCTGACGCAGGACCGGTGCAGGCGTGCATCGACTACGCCGTCTCGCAGTGCAATAGCTTCCTCCGCAACACGTTCACCGAGAACGGGACGGCGATCGAGCTCCCGCTCACGATCGTTCCTGACGAGGTAAAGTTTGCCGCGATCGACTTCGCGATCGCCTACTCGATCCGGCGCCGTCCCGACATCATCAAGGCGATCACCGCCGAGCCGTGGACGACGTACTACAAGCACGCCAAAGAGCAGATGGAGCGCTACTGCGCCTCGCAGCAGCGGCTCCCCCCTGAGGTCGGAACGCCGGCCACCGCGGGCGGCGCCCTCCTCAACCCCGACACCGACGACGACGGCGCCGAACAAGCAGCGCCCGATCAGCCGAGCCGTTGGGCAGACATGGACGGCTTTTCATGATCGAGATCCGCCTCCGGACGGATGACTTCCGCCGATGGCTTTTGAGCGCGCAGGACGAGATGATCCGCGGCGCGCGGACGGAGCTGCAGCGCGCGATCAGCGTCGCCTACCGGCACGCCCTCGCGAGCCCGCTCTTCAAGGATCGGACGCACACGCTCCGGCAGAGCATCGTCCGCTTTCAGAGCGGTCCCGATCGCGGCGGCATCGCCGCCACCGCCAAGCACGCCCTTTTCGTCGAGGTCGATACGAAGCCGCACGAGATCCGCCCGCGCCGCGTGGGCATGGTGAGCTCGCGGCGCTCTCCCGGGCGGGCGGGCAATCTCCCGACGCTCCTCCGCTTTCAGATCAATGGGCGCTGGGTCGCCACCGACCTCGTCAAGCACCCCGGCACGAAGGGAACGCACTTCATGCGCCTGGCTGGGGAAGCGGGTGAAGCGTACCTGCACGATGCGCTCGAGCGCGTGATCCTCCGCGCCTTCCGTTGATCCCCTCGAGGTCCCGATGGGCATTGTCCGCCGCTGGCGCCACGGCGGCGTCGAGTATCCGCTCACCGCGGATCTCACCGATGACTTTTTGAAGGTCGCCGATCCGGCGATCTACTACGCGCTCGAGATGTTCGAGCATGCGATCGTCACCTACGCAGGCGATGCCTTCCTCGCCCGCGCGCGCGCCGTCGGCTTTTCCTTCCCCGCCGCGGTCCGCCGGAAACTCCACTACGAGCCGACGCCGAACCTTCTCGCCTCCGAGATGGAGTTTCCACTCCTCTGCCTTTGGCGGAGCAAGGAGCAGTGGACGGAAAAGACGATCGCTTTCAACCAAGACGCCTCCGTCTGGCAGTGGGCCTACGTCCTTCCGCCGATGACGCCGCACCAGGTCGACAAGCTCAATCCGATCTTCCGCGCGATCTCGGTCATCGTGAATAGCTTCGCCGCGCAGAGCTTCGACGACGAGCAGGGCGAGGACGACTTCGAAGGGGGCAAGACGCTCCGCGATCTCTCCGGCATCCAGAAGATGAACCCGGGGACGACCGACCATTCGCAGTTCGAGCCGATCGACGAGAACGGCAAGTGGTGGAAGGCCGTCACCGGGCAGCTCATGGTGAGCGAGCGCGCGAGCATCGTCGAGGAAGCGTTCCCCGAGTTCAAGGGCGTGAACGTCCACCTCGATGAGACGAGCGCCGACGGCATCACGCAGATCCCGGACTTCGTCGAGGTCTCTTCCCCCGATCCGATCAGCATCAGCGACGTCT